ACCCAAAGCACAACAGCTTGGATATGCGTGGAGAACAAAGTGGTTAAGCCAGGCGCATGATCATCAGATATTGCCTCCAGGTGATTGGGCCATATGGTTATTGTTAGGCGGCCGCGGAGCTGGCAAGACACGAACCGCTGCAGAACAGATTGGTTGGTGGGCGTGGACGCAACCTAACACACGATGGTTAGTGTCAGCACCGACAGCAATGGATGTACGCGGTACATGTATAGAAGGTGAGTCAGGTCTGCTTAACGTGATACCCGCAGAGATGATAGCTGACTATAACAAGTCGCTGCTAGAGTTGAAGCTAACGAACGGCAGCTTGATCAAAGGCATATCAGCGTCAGAGCCTGATCGATTCCGCGGAGGTCAATACCACGGAGCTTGGCTTGATGAGTTAGCAGCATGGGATTACTTGCAAGACGCCTGGGACATGATCATGTTCTCAGTGCGATTAGGACAAGAGACAAAGATCATTGCCTCAACAACGCCAAGACCTAAAGACTTGATCGTTGAGTTAGTAGGCAGAGCTGAAGATGGATCAGGTGAAGTCATCATGACAACCGCATCAACGTACGCGAACATTGACAACTTAGCACCAAGCTTTCAACAGCAGATCTTGCAGTATGAGGGAACGAAGCTAGGACGCCAGGAGATCTATGCGGAACTCATAGACCCTGAAGAAGGCGGCATAGTTAAGCGTGAGATGTTCAAGCTTTGGCCAGCAACAAAGCCGTTCCCCAAGTTTGAGTACATCATACAAAGTTATGACTGTGCATATACAGAGAAGACTATTAACGACCCGACAGCTTGCTTAGTGTTCGGTGTATTCAAACCACTCGATGGCCCGATGGCTGTCATGGTGATTGATGCATGGCAAGAGAGAATGCAGTACCCTGACTTAAGGAAGAAGGTACGAGAAGAGTATGAAGTTAGTTACGGCGCCGACTCAGAGAATGACACAGGAGAGTTTGTCAAAGGTAAGCGAGTTGATCTCATCCTTGTCGAAGATAAGGCTGCAGGTATCAGTCTTGTACAGGATATGCAACGGGCGCATTTACCAGTGCGTGCTTACAATCCAGGACGCGCAGACAAAGTGCAGAGACTATCGATTGTCGCAAACATTATCTCTCACGGACGCGTGTGGATTCCAGAGTCGACAGTTAGACGGGGATATGTACGTGATTGGGCTGAAGGATTCGTCAGTCAGATCTGCAGCTTCCCTGAAGCAACGCATGATGACTATGTTGACGCATGCACTCAAGCGCTTCGGTATTTAAGAGACAGCGGATTCTTGACGATAGATGTCGCGCCGTATGATGAGAGTGAAGACTACGTAGACGCGGGAAGAAAGCAACGTGTCAACCCGTACGCAGTATGATTGTTTATAGGTATAAGAATCAGAACGGCTATGTAATGTGGAACTGTCGCCCTGTAAAACAAAGAAGACTAGATCCTAAAGCAAGACGTAACGTAAGAAGATTTAGACGTATATGGTGGTGGGAAGAAATGAGATGGAATCAAAGACATGGCATCAAAGATAGCAACACCGTGTAAACAGATTTGTGAACTAGATACTAAACGCAACATATGCAAGACATGCAAGCGAACAGAGGACGAGATAGCAAGTTGGTTAGATTACACACCAAGCGAACGCAAAGCTGTAATGAAACGCATCAAGGAAAGTAATGGCTGACGTAGGCAAGATTGTTAAAGGCGGACTTAAGGTTGCAAAAGAAATTGCAGAGGGTTCTGCTGCTCGCGCTATTGGTAAGAAGCCTAGAGAAGTTCCTCCACCATTCGAACGCGCGCCAGCTAAGTCTAAAGCAGAGATAGATGAGATTGCTAGACGCATCGCTCCACAACTTACTGGTGAGTTTGTCCGCCTCAATCCTAAACAAAGCGTCAACCCTGTAGGTAAATCTAAAAAACGATTTGACTATGAGAAGACACTAGAGCACGACATCCGTCCATACACAGAGATCATAGAGCCTGAGAACTTTGACTATGCTGCTAACCAGGGAAGAGTGCAGCTTGGTATCTTTGGCGACCCAACCCTATCTCAACATGACATCTATTCAGTAGCAGGCCGCAAGCTTTCAACACCGTCAAGACAATTTGGCGGACCACGTTATGCTATGGACAAGCCTGAAGAAGCCTGGGCATCAAACTTTGGTGCAGCATCAGGATTACAAGCGGCCGCTAAACAAGCATCACAACAATATGGTGGCGCAGATGTTGTTGGATTGTATTCAAAGATGAGCCAAGACTCTTATGACTTCGCTCAGCATGTAACAGACACGTTAATGAAAAACATCATGCTGTCATTACCTGACATGAGCAAGAAAGATATTGCTGGCTTTAACAAGATGGTGCGTAACAATCCCGCTGCTAAAGACTTTGCTGGTATTGAAAACCCTGACATTGCTTTAGCACAGATGGAAAAGAATCCTGAGATGCGTAAACAATTCTACTGGCGCGCAACAACTCCAACATTAACAGACGCATTCAACATGCCTAACGGACTTGATGCCGTTCACGCAACCATCATCCCTGAACTTCGCAATCTTGAGACTGGTATCACTGGTCACACTATAGTTGAGTTAGATCCTGACATAAAATATCTTCATCCAACAACTCGAGAGACTTCTACTACATACGACACAAGCATTCCTCGTAAAGCAGACACTGAAGTTAAGAAGCTTGAGGCTCTTACTCCAATTGAGATGTCGTTCCCTGATCAATTACTAGAGATTAGTAAGAATCCTAGACAGGCTGGACCAAATGCTTTCGGAACATTAAAAGGTCAGGGCGCACGTCAGATCATTGACCCACAACACATTGACGAGATTGGTACATACAGAGACTTCATCAAGAAGTACACAGGTAAGAAGAAAGGCGGCGCAGTCAAGATGGCTGACGGCGGTAAAGTATTCAAGGCAGCGCTTAAGTTATTAAAAGAAACAGGAGAAGAAACAACTGAAGCTGCAGCTAAGTTACCTCCAGCAGAGAACTCAGCACGTACACAAATCGTTGGCACAATTCCTACATACCACAAAGCCCGTGACATACTTAAAGGCTATGGCATTGAAGGCGAAAGAATCATAGACCTTGGCGCAGGCAAAGGATTAGGCTCAACTATTATGAAGGCACATTCTATGGAGCCTTATGCACAAGGATGGGAGCCAACGTTCACACGCGCTGCAGACATTCCGTCAGATACATACGAAGGCCTTACAAACTTAAACGTACTCAATGTAGTTAGCCCTGAAATCAGACGCGGCATTGTTGAAGACATCGGTCGTGTACTTAAACCACAAGGCGGCGTGGGCCTCATTACTACACGCGGTAAAGACGTAATGAATACAGTTGGTGGTAAGCCAGGTCCTGAACCTATGTCAATGATTACATCGCGCGATACATATCAAAAAGGTTTCACACAACAAGAGTTATATGACTACATCAAAGATATCCTTGGTGACAAGTTTGAATACGAGAAATTAGATCTAGGTCCAGCAGGCGTTAAAGTAATTAAGAAAGCTAAAGGTGGCGCAGTAGAAGACGATACTGACTACATTCAAGAAGATCCAGTTGCTTACCTTATGAATAAGATCAAGCCAGTGAAGACAGCTATAGACAGTCCTGAAGAGTTTAGCCGCCGCATAGGCAAACCAATTCCTGGAGTTAATCCAGCTATTGCAATGTTAAAAAAAGGTATTAACCCAGTTATTGAAGCATTAAGAGAAGATGTACAAAAGATTAAACCGAGTGCAGCAATAGACATTCCTGTTAACACAGTATCAGAAATACTTGGTGCGCCAGTAGACATTGCAAACGAACTAAGAGAGCCAGTAACTCCAATCAGATCAGACATCGTAAGCTCAATAAAAGACTATAAGCTTCCGCCTTCAGAAGCGTTGCCAGGATCATCTAAAGCATTTAAGAAAGCAACGACAGACATTGGCCTCACCTCAGGTGAAGACTACCCTGCACTACAGTTTGCAGCTGGCATGGTTGGGCTGCCTGAAGTAAAAGCAGTTGGTAAACTAGCTAAGACTGGTGCTAAAGCTTACGGTAACTTAATCAAAGAAGGTATTGAGCGCAACATAGGTATGTTTGAGCCACGCATGAACATCATCAAAGACCCAGGTGGTATGTTAGTCGGTGGCGAGAAAGCTTTAGATGATGAATTAGCTTCGATGAAGAAATGGGCACCAAACTCACCTGAACCTACAGTAGCATTAAACAATTGGGTTGACACAAAAGTTAGAAAGTATTTGCGTAACCAAGCAGGCACAGAAAAAGATCCAATACTTAAAGCTATTGAGTCAGGTGTAGAACATAATTTCCAGCCAGCTATGGGAGATACTAAATACTATGTAAAAAACAAAAGAGCTTCAGTAGGCAAACCTGAAGAAGGTATTGCCAAAACAGAATTAGGTAAAGAATGGGAATACAAAATTGACTCAATGTTTAACCCTAAAAGATCTGAGGAAATTAGAGATATTGTAAATAACCCAATGGAGTTTGCAGACCCCTCTACAGCAAAAAGAAGAAAAGCATCACTGCTTCGTGTTGAGCATGACTTGCCAATACAAAACGAAGCAGACCTTGATGCACTATCACTGATTAATCAAATACCTGATAAGCATGTATACACATTAAGTGGAACTAATATTACAAACAGATTAGGACTTAATCATGTTTCTGATGTTCTTTATGAAGACTTAGCAGCTGGCCGCTTAACACCTCAACAACTTGATCAGATGTCTATCGAAAAAGCTATACGCCGCACTGCAGAGTATGACACAGAAAAAGCTAAAGCAATGACAAAGGCGCACGCAACTTCAGTAGAAGGTATGCCAATCCCTAAAGAATACAACGATGGATATAAATGGGTAGAACTTAAACACGAAACAGATCCATCGAAAACTAAATCAGCTTTGAAGTCAGAAGGTGAAATGATGGGTCACTGCGTCGGTGGTTATTGTCCTGAAGTTGAAAGCGGAGAAATTAAAATATTCTCATTACGAAGCCCTGACGGTAAATCACATGTCACTATTGAAGCGCGACCACAAATTAGCATGACCTTGTGGAGAAACGAAAACATGGATCTTATTAGCAGAAATCCTGAGTTAATGAAATTAGATTTCAATATGAGGTCTTTAGATAATGACGACAAATATGGACGTCAAATGACAGAGCGTGATTACATAAGAATAATGACTGAGGAGATGAAAAAGCGAAATATTAATCCTATTGAACCGCCAAGCTACATGGAGCTTCATCAAGTTAAGGGTAAACAAAACAAACGCCCTGACGAAAAATATCAAAGCTATATTTCAGACTTTATTAAAAACAATCCAACTAAACATGAGATTGCTGATGTGTATGAGTTAAACAATACAAACTTAATGAGTGTGCAAGATATAGTTGATACGGGATTAGTTAATAAAAAAATTCACTTTCATCCTGACGTTATTAAAGCGCTAGAAAGCACAGTGCCTAATTATCAAAAACAAACGCCGTTACTAAAAGATGAATATACATACGGATTGATTAAAGGCATCGCTAAAGACTTTGCAAGCAAAGGTCAATATTACATTGATAACGAAGATATTATTAACGCAGCAAAAGCAATGATCCCTCCAGGTAAAAAAGCTGGCGGACCAATTACTAAAAAAGATTTGGAGAACCAAATGAAGTTAGACGATATTGTAGACACACCAAACTTAAGGAGACGTTATGGCTGAGATGCCCATTGACCCAAATTTCGGTCGCAACATACCAGGGCTTCCTGATCCACAAGGTCAGCAGGCTCAACAACCTCAAGAACAGATGCCTCCTGGTGGCATGGAAATTGACTTGCTTCAATTTGAAGAACCTCAAGAAATAGAAGAGTTAGATGATGGCTCAGCTATTGTTCACATGGACAATTACAAAGGTCCTGATGAAGATGAAGAGTTCTATTCAAACTTAGCAGAGTCAGTAAACCTTTACGATATTAATCGCATTGCAATGCGCTACTTAGATTTAATTGAAAAAGATAAGGAAGCTAGAGAGAAACGTGATAAACAATATGAAGAAGGTATTAAGAGAACTGGGCTGGGTGATGATGCTCCTGGCGGCGCGAACTTTATGGGAGCTTCTAAGGTTGTACACCCTGTTATGGCAGAAGCTTGCGTTGACTTTGCAGCGTCTGCAATCAAAGAAATGTTTCCGCCCGATGGCCCAACACGAACAAAAATCCTCGGTGAAGTAACGGAAGAAAAGACAGAGATAGCAGAACGTAAACGTGACTACATGAACTGGCAGCTCACAGAACAGATTGAAGAGTTCCGTGATGAGACAGAACAATTACTTACACAGTTACCATTAGGTGGATCACAGTTCTTAAAACTCTACTACGACGACAAGAAGAAACGTCCATGCGCAGAGTTTGTACCTATCGACAATATCTACTTACCATTCGCGTCAGCAAACTTCTACACAGCACAACGTGTAACAGAAGTACAAGATATTACTGACTGGGAATTTAGACAACGTATTGACCGCGGCCTCTATCGTGATACGGATTACATCCGCGCAACAGCAGAGCCTGAAGAGTCTAAATCAGAACAAGCTAACAACAAAGTAGAAGGCCGTCAGTATCAAGATGGCGTTGATGGTTTACGCCGCGTCTATCACATCTATACGTACTTAGAGTTGGATGATGACAAGCGTACCAAAGGTGAGACAGCTCCTTACATTCTTATGATCGATGACATCGACAACAAGGTGTTAGGTCTATACAGAAACTGGGAGGAAGGCGATGAAACGTTTACTAAACTGGACTGGCTGGTCGAATTTAAGTTCATACCTTGGAGAGGTGCTTATGCCATTGGCTTGCCTCATCTTATTGGTGGGCTTAGTGCTGCTCTTACAGGTTCTTTACGTGCTTTACTGGATACCGCTCATATCAATAATAGCGCTACAATGCTTAAGCTTAAAGGTGCGAAAATTAGCGGGCAGTCTGATCAGATAGAGATCACACAGATTGTAGAAATTGAAGGTGCACCAGGTGTAGACGATGTTCGTAAGATTGCTATGCCGTTACCATTCAATCCACCATCACCAGTATTGTTCCAATTACTTGGTTGGTTAGATAACGCAGCTAAAGGTGTGATATCAACATCCGAAGAGAAGATTGCAGACATCAATGCAAACGCTCCAGTAGGTACAACACAAGCGTTGATTGAACAAGGCGCTAAAGTATTCTCATCTATCCACGCAAGACTTCACGAGTCACAAGGTCGAGTATTAAAAGTACTAGGCCGTATCAATCGTTGGTATCTTGACGAGCAGAAGAAGGGCGACGTTGTTGTTGACCTTCCAATTGTTAAAGAAGATTTTAATAAAAACTCTGACGTTATTCCAGTTTCTGATCCGCATATTTTCTCAGAAACACAACGTATGGCTCAGAATCAAGCTGTATTAACTTTAATGCAAACATATCCACAATCGTTTGATGTTAACGCTGTATTACAACGCGTACTCAAACAGATGAAGGTGCCTAACGTAAATGAGTTAATGCCAGCAACTGCTAAACCTAGAGAGATGGATGCCGCACATGAAAATGCTGCGATGGCATTAGGAAAACCTGCGTTCGCATATCCACGTCAAGAACATCTTGCGCACTTACAGTCACATTTAAACTTTGCGCTTGACCCTAACCTAGGTGGAAGCAATTTAATCGCTCCTGCGTACATACCGCAAGCTTTAGAGCATATTAAACAGCACATGATGCTCTGGTATGTAAACCAAATGAATGAGTACGCAACTGACGGTACTGGTATTGATATCAAGAAATACGACAAGAGTAAATTGGTTGAGAAAATTGATCAAGCAATTGCACTGGCTAGTGAACACGTTAAGCAAGATACGCAAGAAGTATTTGCGGGCGTTACACCAGCTCTGCAACAACTTGGTGAAATTATGAAGAAATTCCAACAACAACCACAGATTCCTCCAGCTGATCAAGCGATCCTACAAGCGTCACTTGCTGAAACGCAAAGACGTCAAGCTAAAGATCAACTTGATGCTCAGTATGATCAAGCAAAACTACAATCTGACAATCAGAACATTGATAAGAAGCTTGTGTTTGAAGCTCAAGAATCTCAGAAGAAACGCGATATTGATATTGCGATGAACGCTGAAAACAACTTAACGCAAGAACGAATCAAGTCAGCAGAACTTACTATTGATGAGATTCGCTTACGTAAAGAGCAGGAGCAGACTGCTATAAAACTGCAAAATGAAGCTCAACGTAACTTAGGGAGATAGATATGGCAACAACTGACAAAGAACAATCTGGTGAATTAGTCAATATGCACAAGCGCATTAATCACGGTGCATGGTTAGATGGCGAAACACTACAAGAATCTGGAAGTGCAACAATGCCGAAAGCTAATAGCGATCACGGCAACTTCGAGTCAAGTGCTATCAAAAAAGATAACGCATGAGGTACGTATCCGACATTATCAGTGCTGTAAAAGCGCGTCAGGCGGAGATTGAAAAGTCGTTAGCAAGTGGCAACGCTGCTAATTATGATTCTTATCAACGCTTGGTCGGAGAGTATGCAGGCTTATCAACTGCGATAGATATTATTAACAACCTTCTAAAAGAAGAGGAAGACAAAGAACTATGAGTAACAATCCAGTAGCTGGTAGTACGGCTGATTTACAGGATGCTTTTCCTGTTGTAGACCCTGGTGCAGTTCCTTTAGGCGCAAGAGTACTTGTACAAATGCGTTTACCAAAAAAAAGAATGACCTCATCGGGAATTATTCTCGCTGCAGAAACAGTGGATACAGAGAAAGCGCAAAATCCTGTCGGCAAAGTAGTAGCCATCGGACCATTAGCGTTTAAAAAACGCGACACAATGGAATCATGGCCAGAAGGTTCATGGGTAGAAGTGGGCGATTTCGTCCGCGTACCACGTTGGACTGGAGACAGATGGGAAATCCCAGTTAGCAAAGATGACGTAGTGCAGTTCATGCTTATGAACGACCATGAAATTATTGCTAAATTAACAAGCGATCCACTAGAAATGAGGGCATTTGTATGAGTATTGATGACAAAGATGTAAAAGATACAGAAGTTATTGAAGTAGAAGAGGCTGGAGATGGTTCTGCTATTGCAGAATTACCTGAAAGCATCCCTTCACCACAAGGAGATGGAAGCGATGAAGCAGACGAACGTGCTGCCAAAGCTGAAATCATGGCTACAGGCTCTGTTGATCCTGATGCTGAAGCCCTTCGTGAAGCAAAGCGCGAAAAGAGACGCATGCGCAAAGAGTATCATAAGAAGGTTTCGGTTGAAAAAGACCATAAACTCTCTTATTTAGAGCGTCAAAACCAAGAATTGCTAGAAAGATTAGCGGTTGTTGAGAGAAAAACCCACGGATCAGAGATTGCCCGCTTAAATAAGGCAATTGAAGACCAAGAAACAAAGATTTTGTATGCTAAACAGCGTATTAAGGAAGCTACAGAGACTGGCAACGGTGATTTACTCACTTCTGCACAGGAAATGTGGTTTGAGGCACGTAGAGACTTTGAAGCTTTAGATAATTTGAAGCGTCAATCAGTCAATATACAGCCTAGACAGACAATTCAAGCGCCAGATCCAATGGTTCAGCGTTATGCAACGGATTGGATGTCAGAAAATCCTTGGTACGACCCTAATGGCCGTGATCCTGACTCAAAAGTAGCTCTTACTATTGACCAGGCAATGGCTGACGAGGGTTGGAGCCCACAAACTCAAGATTACTGGGAAGAACTCGATAATCGCTTGCAAAAGTATTTACCTCATCGTTATAATGGGGTGGTAGAAAGCGTAAGTCCATCTACAAGAAGACCTAGAAATGTTATTACAAGTTCTGGTCGGGAAAGCATGGCATCGAGTGGAGGTGGTAAAAACACATTCACATTAAGCCCAGACCAAGTCAGGGCAATGAAAGATGCAGGCATGTGGGATGATCCCGATAAACGAGCAAAGATGATTAAACGCTATGCTCAAGACCAACGTAACAACAAACTATAGGAGAATTAAAATGGATTCACGTTTAAAAAAATCATTATCTGCTGGTGGACGCGAAAATCGCGCGAGTCTTGATTCGGTTCGAGAGGCACCTGAGGATACGTTCGTATCGGCTGAAGAGCGTCGCAAGATGTGGAAAGACGAATGGACACAAAGCGCACTGCCAAACGTCCCTGAAATGAAGGGTTGGCACTTATGCTGGTTGTCATCAAACAATAGTTATGACAGCATCGATAAACGTATCAGATTAGGATATACGCCTGTAAAGGTTGAAGAGATTCCAGGATTTGAAAATTATCGAGTCAAAGCAGGTCAATATGATGGTTATATTGCTTGCAATGAAATGCTCTTATTCAAGATACCAGAAGATGTGTATCTCGATATTATGACGCATTTCCACCACGATGCACCGTTTGAAGAAGCGAATAAAATCAAAATTCAAGCAGAGCAACAACTTGGCGGACGAGACAGCAATGGTAAGTCACTCGGTCAGATAGAAGGCGACGGTATGGACAGTATAGACAAACCAAATGTTGCGCCTAACTTTAGTTAGAGCAGCATATTAAAATTAATATTTAGGAGACTATATGTCAGCAACTTTAGCTCCGTTTGGTTTACGTCCTGCGTTCCATCCTTCTGGTTTGGACCGCGCACAGGCGTTAGCCAACGGTATCCCAAGTACATATGCTTCAGACATTCTTAAAGGCCAAGCCGTTAAGTATGTAGCTGGTGCAGGTGTAATTGAGCCTGTTGATGCAGCTGGTGACGCTCTTTCTGGCGCTTTCGCTGGAGTAGAGTGGACAGACACAACAGGTAGACGCCGCGTATCAAACTATTGGCCTGCTAACACAGCATACCAAACAGGTTCATGCGTAGCTTATTTTTATAACGACCCAAGCATTGTTTACGAGATTCAAGCAGACGGCGCTGTAGAGCAAACAGCTCTTGGCCACGATGCTAATCTTAACAACTTTGCAGCTGGTTCTAACGTAACAGGTTTATCACAAGCAACATTAAACAACGTTACATTAGCAACAGGCGTACAAGGTCAAGTACAGATTCTTGATATTGCTCCATACCCAGGCAACAACTGGTCAAATGGTGGATCTCCAGAAGCTGATCCGTATCCAATTCTCCGAGTACAAATTGCACGACGTCAAATCGCTGCTGTTGTACCTGGCATTTAATTAAAGGAAGGAATAAACCATGGCAGCTCCAATGCGTAGTACGGACTTCCGAAGTATCGTTGAACCTATCCTTAACGAATGCTTCGACGGAGTCTATGATCAACGTACCGACGAATGGTCACGTGTTTTCCGTGAACAAGAAGGTATACCAAGAAATTACCACGAAGAACCAGTTCTTTATGGTTTCGGTGCAGCACCACAACTACCTGACGGTACACCAGTAACGTACCAACAAGGTGGCGTGCTCTTCTTAAAACGCTATGTATACAAAGTATACGGTTTAGCGTTTGCTTTAACGAAAGTTTTAGTTGAAGACGGTGACCACATCAGAATCGGTCAAGTTTATGCTAGACATTTAGCACAATCATTGATTGAAACAAAAGAAACATTATCTGCAAACGTTCTTAACGTTGCATTCAATAACGCTTACCCAGGTGGTGACGGTGTTGCTTTAAACAGCGCATCACACCCAATCGTAAACGGTACTGCAAGCAACTTATTAGCAACTGCAGCTAACTTATCACAAACATCACTTGAACAAATGTTAATTCAAATCAGACAAGCTGTTGACAACAACGGCAAGAAGATTCGTTTAGTTCCAAGACAACTCGTAGTTGCTCCTGGTAACATTTTCCAAGCTGAAGTATTGCTTAAATCTGTTTTAAGATCAGGCACTGCTGACAACGATGTCAACCCAATTAAATCAATTGGCTTGCTCGATGAAGGTGCTGCAGTTCTTTCACGTTTAACATCTGCTACAGCATGGTGGGTTCAAACTGATGCTCCTGAAGGCATGAAGCTTCTCATGAGACGTAAGTTAGAAAAAACTATGGAAGGCGACTTCGAAACAGACTCAATGCGTTACAAAGCAACAGAGCGTTACGATGTGGGCTTCACCGACTGGCGTGCAATGTACGGCACACCTGGCGTGTAATAAAACTTGGTGCGGGGGAGAGCAATCTCCCTCCATCATTTAGGTTCTAGGGAAATACTGCTTATCTCGACTGCCCTAGCAGACGTTATAGAGACGATATAAGCTATATGCTATAACATGAAAAGGAATTAATAATGGCACAAACAACCTTTAGCGGCCCAGTCAAATCTTTAAATGGATTTATTGGTGGCACAGCAACAAGTCCAATTGCAGTAACAACTGCACAAAACATTAACTCATCATACGGTACAACATCTGCAACAACAGGTGATACACGTTTGGTGTATGACAGATTAACATTCACAAGCACAGGTTCAGGCGAAACATACAGAGCTTTCTCTGTAGTAACAGGCGCAGGCGGTGCTACAGGCGGTACAATTAACGGCGCTCACATCTCAATGTCGGTGACAGGTAGTGGTACTATTTCAGGTGCAGGTAACGCATTACGCGCTACTTTAGGTTTAGGTGCATCAACAAACGCAGGCGGTACATTATCAGCATTACAAGTTGATTCTGATATTTCAAGTACAGCAACTGTTCCTGCTACAGCTTCATTCATTCGCATCACTAACAGCAACACAGGTACAATTTCTAATTTATTTAATTTACCTGATGCAATGGTTCAAGCTATTGGTGGTACAAGCACAACACCTACACAAAAAATCAGATTTGTAGATTCAGCAGGTACAGCTTATTTCTTATACGCTGTTGAGGCTTAATGGAAATTACGAAAGAATTTCTACTTTCTGAAATTAAACGCCTTGAAGGCGAACGTAACCAAGCGTCAAGTTTTGTTACAGCGGCTCAAGGAGCAATTGATGCTTACACAGCATTAGTTGAGAGAATAGACACACAAACCGACCAACAAGGAGAAAATAATGGGTCAATTTAAACCGATGGTAAAAATGGAGACTACAGAACCTTCAGTAATTTTAAAACTGAAAAAAGGCGGTTCAGTAGCTCACAAGAAAATGAAAGATGGTGGTGGTTGTTCTGACCATAAACCAATGAAAAAAATGATGGATGGTGGCGTTATGGAAGCTTTAGCAGCTCAACCAGCTTTAGTTGGCAAACCTGCTGGCCCAGTTGGCGCTGTATCAAGACCAAAAAAACCATCAATGGCAGCACGTCGTATGGCCATGATGAGAAAAGGTAAGCGCCCATTTAAAGAAGGTGGCGAGTCAAAAGCTGTACACACAGCTGAGATGAAGAAGATTAATAAAGTCGAAGGTGAATTAAAATCTCACGAAGGCAAACCAGCTTCTAAAGCTCATAAAGGTTATGCTAACGGCGGCATTATTAAATCTACATCAGGCAAATCAACAATCAACACAGCAGAACACACTACTAAGACTAGTGGCAAAACTGGTGACGTTAAGTATGGCAATGGTGGCGGTTATAAAACTGGCGGCGTTGTTTTAGGTAACGGCGGTGGTTACAAAACTGGTGGTGTTGCTCTTGGTAATGCAGGTGGTTACAAAAAAGGCGGCAGCTCAAAAAAAGCGTATGCTAACGGTGGTTCAGTGCAAAATGAAGGCAAAGCCGTTAGTATGCCACAAGGAAATAAAAAGCCTTCAAGCCCTGTAAGTATCAGTAAACTTTCAGGCACTTTTAAAAATGGTGGCAACGTATCGTCTAAAGCGTTACAAGCTATGTTTAAAAAGGAAAATGCTCCAGCTTTAAAATCTGCCAAAAAAGACTCTAATGAAGTTTATAGCGTCTATGCTGGCAAAAAAAAAGATAAGCATTTTGTAGGTGGTGGTCATGCTGAAGGTGATGCTTCAGATAATGTAAGTGACTTAGCTTATGAAGCTGTTATGAAAGCCGAGAAATCTGGTAAAAAAACCATGATTGATCCTAAAAAAGGCTCAGTAACAGAATCAGAAAGAGAAGTTGTTCGCAAAACTACGCCAGCTGATAAAGAATATCCGTCAGGAATGACTGATAAACAGATAGATGACTTTTTAAGGCAAGATCTAATGAGAAGGCTTTATGAGCGTCATATCGATAAAAAAAATGGCGGTAAAGTAGGCAAGTAACTAGGATGGGGAGGTAACTCCCCTCCACTAATTTTTAAAGGATTAATTATGGCAACAACAATTTCATCTATCACACGCCAAGGCACTTTTGAGCCATTTGGCTTGCAGGTTTCGCGCGGTCAAATTCAAGGTCACAGCACGGTCATCGTGTTTGGCTACAACCCAGATGTGGACACATCTGAAGAAACTGTTTGGCCTGATGGCGGCACTATTCCGCATCCAACCGTTGCGTCCGTTCTGAAGATCAGTTCATCTAGTGCCAACGACACATCTGCTGGAACTGGTGCGCGTACTGTCTACATCGAAGGCGTGGACGGGAACTATGAAGTAGTCAGTGAGACGGTGACATTGAATGGTCAAACAGAGGTCAACACTACAAACTCATATTTGTATGTGAACAGCTTCTATGTAGTCACCGCTGGCTCTGGTGGTTCAAACGCAGGCAACATAAATGCTGGCACAGGCACAGTGACATCTGGCGTCCCAGCCGTGCTATACGACATTATTGCGGCTGGCTATAACAACCGCACCACAGGTCATTACTGCGTACCCGCAGGCTACACAGGCTATATGACTGAAGGCCTTTTGTCTGCTGGGCAAGCCTCTGGCTCAACTTCTGTTACTGGCTTTCTAAGGCAACATGGACCCGACAATATTTTGCGTGTTGGCGCAGTTACTACTGTGAACAACAGCTCCGCTGTGTTTATGTTTGAACAACCTTACATAATTCCAGAAAAGAATTGTGTTGGTGCAACTGCAATAGGTGCTGCTGCTAATAATGCTGTAAGCTCATTTTTTAATATTATTTTAATTAAAACAGGTCCGTAATCATGCCGCTTATTAAAAGCAAATCACCGAAAGCATTTAAGGCAAATATTAAGGCCGAAATTAAAGCTGGCAAGCCACAAAAGCAAGCCGTAGCTATTGCTTACGCTGTAAAAAGATCTGCTAAAAAATCTAATGGCGGATCATGCAAATGGTAAAGAGAGGATTATATGAAAATATTCATAGAAAACGTCAAAGAATTGCTGAAGGCAGCGGTGAAAAAATGCGCAAAGTTGGATCAGCAGGAGCTCCAACCGCAGCAGACTTTAGACAATCAGCAAAAACCGCAAGAAGAGCAGATGGCGGAGGAGTCAGCCTCTCCGTTGGAAGAGGAGAAAAACTCCCAACCGATAGAGGAGCAGGGCTCACCAATAAAGGAAGACTAAAATATAACAGAGAAACAGGAAGTAATTTAAAAGCACCACAACCTCAGGGAGGTTCACGTAAGAATAGTTTTTGTGCACGCATGTCAGGTGTTGTAGAACACGCTAAAGGCGATGCACCAAGAGCTAAAGCTTCTTTAAGACGTTGGAAATGCTCAGGCTGGTAAAGGGAAAATATGGCTTACTCAGGCACAATTGGTACAACCGTAATCAAGGTACAGGACTTTATTGATGAAGGCGCAAGACGTTGTGGTAAATTAGCTGAAGAATTAACTTCAGAACAACAAATCTCCGCAAGAAGATCATTAAACTTCTTACTTTCGCATTTAATTAATATTGGTATTCAATATTGGGCTATTGACAAGAAGGTTTTTGGCCTCAATGCCAATCAATATATCTATGAGCTACCTCTAGGTTCTAATGACGTTTTAAATGCGTTATATCGTACCATAACACGCCCTACACCTAACGCTGATGGCGCTTACATTACATCAGTAGCTTTATCTACGGGAAACTTAGCAAATGTTTTTGACAGTGACATTGATACTTATGCCATACAAAGTGCAGCTAATGGATATTTTGCCCTCAATTATGGCCTTAATAATTATGTATATGCTGGATCAATAGGATTCATGCCATACATAGCGAATCAAGGCACTGCAACTTGGTCGTTTACATATGAATACTCTACTGACGGTACAACATGGCTAACTTTAAAAGATATGCCAGATACAGTTGTGACTGATAAACAATGGATATGGACAGACATTGACCCTGGCCAAACAGTGCAATACTACCGCGTTAGAGGCTACAACGGCACTACTTTAGCGTTACGTGAGTGGTATGTAGGTGACAATACAACTGAAGTCATGATGTCTCGTTTAAATCGTGATGACTACACTAACTTACCAAATAAAAACTTTACTGCTAATCAGCCGTTTCAATTTTGGTTTGATCGCACAATTCCTAAACCATCTATCTATTTATGGCCAACTCCAAGTGATCCGTTTGTTCAAATGACTGTATGGTACTCACGTCAAATCATGGATGTAGGTGCTTTAACTGATGAATTAGAAGTGCCACAACGTTGGTATGAAGCTGTCGTTATGATGTTAGCTCATAGAATGGCATTGTCATTACCACAAATTCCTATGGATCGCATCATGTATTTAGAGAAAATGGCTGCACAATATCTCAATGACGCAGAACAAGAAGAAAGAGATAGATCGCCAGTTTATTTTGCGCCTAACATAAGTGTATATACTAGATAATGCCAAAATGGTTAGATACAACAGGCATGGCATCACTTGCGATTGCCGTATGCGACCGATGCAAAATGAAAAGGCCTTTCTCGGACCTTCAATCTGATTTTAATTTCCCTGGCCTACGAGTATGTAGCTATGGCTGTAAAGATCAGATGGACCCATATCGTCTTGCTGCCAGAAAAACAGAGCGTATTAATTTAAGATTTCCACGCCCAGATGTAAGTGTAGCAACTAACCCTAATGAGCTTATTACAGGCGAATACGGAGGTTACGTTATATCTACCGAAGGCAACAACAATGTTATTCAAAACGATGGAAACAATGATGGTTTAGTAGTAACTCCTCCATTATTACCAGAACAAGACTAGGACTAAAATGGCAAACGTACAGATAACCCAATTACCTAATGCCAACCCTCTTGTAGGTAACGAGCAAGTACCTATAGTACAAAGCGGCATTACTGTAAAGACTACTACTGGTGCTATTGCAGCGGCTTCAGGCCCGTTATTAAATGCTGAGTTTATACTAGTTAATTCCGATCCATTACTTCCAAATAGTAGATATTTAAGTACTGTCTTACCTATTGATTCTGTAGATAATGGTGCTGGATCAAATATTGTTATTTCATTAAGAAACTCAAACGTCACGCCTGGTTCGTACACAAACGCCAACATTACAGTCAATTCAAAAGGTCTTATTACTGCAGCATCTAACGGAACTGGACCCACAGGAACTGTTAGTCAAATTAATACGGGTACTGGACTTACTGGTGGCCCAATTACAACAACTGGCACAATATCAATTGATCCAACTGTAACAGCTACACTTACAGACATACAGACACTTACAAATAAAACAATTAGCGGCACAAACAATACGCTCACTAATATTGGTAACGCATCGCTTACAAATAATTCTGTTACATATAACGGCGTAACAGTAGCGTTAGGTAGCTCTGGCACTATATCAGCCGCAAGTCCTTTTTCACTATCTACTGGAACAGGATTAACTGGTGGCCCGTACGACGGATCATCTGCAGTTACAATTACTATTGATTCTACTGTAGCAACGATTACAGGCGCTCAATCATTTACAAATAAAACAATTAATGCATCACTCAACACATTAACAAGTATTCCAAATGCGTCATTAGATAACAGCACAATTACAATTAACAGCTCTCCAGTAAGTTTGGGCGGAACCATCACTGTAACTGCAACTGTAACAAATCCACTTACCATTGGCACAGGTTTATCTGGCACAAGTTTTGATGGATCAAGCCCTGTTACTATTGCTATTGACTCTACAGTTGTTACGTTAACTGACAATCAAACTTTAACTAACAAATCTATTAGTGGCGCTACAAATACATTATCTGCTATACCTAATGTTGCATTAGATAATAGTTCTATCACAATTAATGGCAGCCCTGTAAGCCTTGGTGGATCTATTACAGTTACAGCTTCAATTAGTACATTGACTATTGGAACAGGCCTCACAGGCACAAGCTATAACGGAACTGCTCCAGTTACTATAGCTATTGACACTACTGTTGTTGCTACAACTAACAACTCATTAACACTGACTAATAAGTCAATCAGCGGATCAACTAATACATTAAGTAACATTGCAAACAGTTCACTTACAAATAGCTCTGTTACATTTAATGGCTCAACTGTAAGTCTTGGTGGTTCTGCAACCATCACAGCTGCAAATCCTAATGCGTTAACTATAGGAACTGGATTAACTGGTTCTTCATATAATGGCTCATCTGCGGTCACAATTGCAATTGATAATACTGTTGTTGCAACAACTAATAATTCATTGACATTTACTAACAAGTCAATCAGTGGAGCAACTAATACATTAAGCAACATTGGTAACAGCTCATTAACTAACAGCTCTGTAACAATTAACGGATCTTCAGTTAGCCTTGGTGGATCAACGACTGTTACAGCAACTGCAACTAACGCGTTAACGATTGGCACAGGTTTATCTGGTACATCTTACAATGGTTCAAGCGCCGTAACTATTGCAATTAACTCTACGGTAGCAACGTTAACTGGTACTCAAACCCTAACAAATAAAACACTTACTACACCTGTAATCTCTAGCATTACAAATACAGGGACCATTACATTACCTACTTCTACAACAACTTTAGTAGGTAGAGATACTACAGATACACTTACCAATAAGTCTATTAGCGGCTCTACAAACACACTAACTAATATTGGTAATGGCTCATTAACAAATAGCTCAGTTACATTCAATGGAACTACAGTAAGTTTAGGTAGTTCTGGAACTATTACTGCAGCAAATCCTAACGCACTAACAATTGGAACTGGACTAACTGGAACGTCTTATACAGGAGCTTCATCAGTAACAATAGCCATTGATAGCACAGTAGCTACTTTAACTGGCGCCCAGACTCTTACTAATAAATCGATTAGCGGATCAACCAATACATTATCAAATATTGGTAATGCATCACTGACAAATAGTTCTGTAACCATTGGATCTACAAGTGTTGCATTGGGCGCAACTACTTCTACATTGTCAGGATTAACAACCGTCACTGTAACTCAAGATCCAACAACAGCACTTCAATTAGCAACTAAACAATATGTAGACGGTTTGGTTGCTTCTGGAATTCACTTCCACGAGCCAGTGCGCGTTGAGTCGCCTATCAATCTGAACGCAACCTACAACCAACCTGGTGGAGCTGGTAATGGTGTTGGCGCAACATTAACCAATGCGGGCACACAAGCTGCCTTGGTAATTGATGGAGTTACCCTTTCAGTCAATGACCGTGTTCTAATTTATTTACAAACAACGCAAACTCAAAATGGTGTTTACGTTGTAACAAGCGTAGGTTCTGCTTCAACAAACTGGATTTTAACTCGTTCTGCCGATACTGATACATACGGGCTTACTAGTTCAACAACGCTAGGCGAAGGTTCAACTTTCTTTGTCCAGCAAGGCGCAACTGGCGCTGGTACATCCTACACCTGTAATACAAGTGGCGTTATTACTTTTGGCACAACTAACATTACGTTTGCTGAAATTAGTTCTACGCAAATTTACAGCGCTGGTACAGGATTAACTTTAACAGGCACACAATTTAGTATCACAAACACAAGTGTAACGGCCGCTACATATGGTTCTGCATCATCAGTTCCAGTGATTGCAGTTAATGCACAAGGCCAAATTACTTCTGCTACAAATACATCAATTGCTATTGCAGCAAACCAAATTACTTCTGGCACTATATCTGTATCACAAGGTGGTACTGGAGCAACTACATTAACTGGCTATGTTAAAGGAAGCGGAACATCAGCATTAACAGCTTCAGCAACAATACCTACTACAGACTTGTCAGGAACAGTTAGTAATGCCCAATTAACTAATAGCTCAATTACCATTAATGGTAGCTCTATAAGCTTGGGTGGATCAGCCACAGTTACTGCAGTAAACCCAAATGCATTAACTATTGGAACTGGGTTATCAGGCGCATCCTATAATGGATCAGCTGCTATTACAATTGCTATTGACAGCACAGTTGCAACACTTACTGGAATCCAAACTTTAACTAATAAATCAATAAGTGGGTCAACAAACACATTATCAAATATTGCAAATGCATCGCTTACCAATAGCTCTATTACTATTAACGGCAATTCTGTAAGCTTAGGTGGGTCTACTACAGTTACTGCAACTGCAACCAATGCATTAACTATTGGAACTGGATTAACGGGAACTTCTTACAACGGATCAAGTGCTGTTACGATTGCTATTGATAGTACAGTTGCAACCCTTACTGGTATTCAGACGCTGACTAACAAATCAATTAGTGGGTCAACTAACACGTTAAGTAATATTGGAAATTCATCACTTACAAATAGTGCAATAACCGTTAATGGTAATTCAGTTTCGCTAGGTGGATCAACTACAGTAACTGCAAATACTACAAACGCAGTTACATTTAACAATGGTGGATCAGGCGATGCGTCAGGCACTACGTTTAATGGCTCAGCCGCTAGAACAATTTCCTACAATACTTTAGGCGCTCCAAAGGCCGATGGTACTGGTGCTAGTGGAACTTGGGGGATTAGCATATCTGGCAGTGCAGCTACTGCAACATCAGCCACAACAGCCACTTCCGCTACAACTGCTACTAATTTAGCTGGCGGCGCCGCTAATTCAATACCATATCAAACAGGTTCTGGCACTACATCATTTATCGGAATTGGATCAAATAGCCAAGTTTTAACTGTAGTTGCAGGCGTTCCAACATGGGCTGCACCAGGAGCTGTTACAGCTGTAACTTCATTTAGCGCTGATGCAACTGGATTTACACCTAACACACCTACTACAGGAGCTATCACTCTCGGAGGTACATTAAATGTAACTCATGGCGGTACTGGAACCACAAGTATTACTGGCATCATTTATGGTAACGGAACATCAGCATTTACAGCTGCAACCGCATCCGATGTAGTGACATTAATAGGTACTACAGCCGTTACAAACGCTACTAACGCTACTAACGCAACAAACACAACTAATACAGGTATCACTAACGATACCTCAACAAACGCGACAGTTTACCCAACTTGGGTAACTGCTAATACTGGTAACTTACCGCAAAGAGTTACCTCAACAAAATTGACTTTTAACCCGTCCACTGGTGTGTTAACATCAACTGGCGGTATCTCTGGAGGAAGTTTCTAAAATGGCACAAGCAGGCTTTACGCCCATACAATTATATTTCAGCACCACTTCTACAAATACGCCTACTGCAGGTAATTTAGTAAATGGTGAATTAGCTATCAACATACCTGACGGTAAACTATTCTATAACGATGGTGGTACTGTTAAGCTTCTTGCCTCAAACGCAAGCTCAACAGGCACAGTTCAATCAGTCTCGGTTGTTTCAGCTAATGGATTTGCAGGCACAGTTGCTACCTCCACAACAACGCCAGCAATTACATTAACAACAACAATTACAGGAATTTTAAAAGGCAACGGTACAGCTATTTCCGCTGCAGTTTCAGGTACCGACTATGCGCCAGCCACATCAGGCACATCAATTCTTTATGGTAACGGTTCTGGTGGCTTTAGTAATGTAACTGTAAGCACAGGCTTATCATTTACTACAGGCACACTTACTAACAGTTCACCAATGACCTATCCATCTGGATCAGGTATTGCAGTCGTATCATCAGGAACTTCATGGGGAACTACACTAACCGCGCCTTCTGGTGCAATTGTAGGTACCACAGATACTCAGACATTAACTAACAAACGTATCACCGCAAGATCACTTGCAGCAGCTTCAGCTACTGGCACATTGACACCCGACTCAGATTTATACGATCAAGTTAACTATTTACTTACTGGCACAGTAGCGTTTGCAGTACCAAGTGGTACACCGACAAACGGACAAAAACTATCAATTCGTTTATATGCAGCATCAACACAAACCGTATCATGGACGACAACAGCTGGAGGTTATAGAGTTATCGGCACAACACTTCCATTATCAGTTGCATCAACAAAAACTGTGTATGTTGGCTGTGTATACAATTCAACTGACTCATTCTGGGATGTTGTTGCAGTAGCAACAGAAGCATAATAAATGGCAATAGCATTCGTAGCCGCTAGTGCAGCCGCAACTGGATCAAACCCATTAATAACAATACCTGCTGGGTTTGCTGAAGGTAACTTATTAGTTCTTGTATCAACAGGCACTGCCACATCTCCTACACCTACTGGATGGACACTAAGATACGCTCAAGGTGCTGGGCGATTTATTACTATTTTTACTAGATACGCAGGGTCTCAAGACACAACAGTAACTCTTAGTGGGCTAGGAACCTCAGGAAAATCAGCCGTGCTTTGTTATAGTGGCGCTGGTAGTTATGATGTTGTAGGTACAGTTGCAACTGGATCGTCTACATCAGCCGCTACAACTTCACAAACCACAACTTACAATAATGATTTTGTTATAAGTATTTTTGCAAGGGCTTCTGGCGCTAATTCTACGTTCACTGTGCCAGCAAGTACCACATCAAGAGTTAACTCTGGCTCAAACCCTCTTATTAACGGGCTTTTATTAGTTGACGAATTACAAGCCACAGCTGGAGCAACCGCTGTAAGAACAAGCACATTAAGTGCGTCTGGTAATTGGGCAGCTATTAACATATCGTTTGTACCAACTCGTACACTTTATTGGGTAGGTGGTACAGGTACTTGGAATACAACAACAACAGGTAATTGGGCAAACACGTCAGGTGGCACTCCTGGAACTATTAAACCTCCAGTACAAAATGAAATTGTTAACATTGATACATCGTCTGGTACAGGCACTATCACGTGTACAGGAGGTGTTTGTGGAGACTTATCTGTTACTGCGTCTCAAGCTATTGTATTAGGTGCTGCAGCATCTACATTATCTGTATTTGGTAATTTAACGTTTCCATCTGGCGGATCATTTAGTGCGTCAACTAATGCATGGACCATCACTATGGCTGCAACATCAGCCAAGACTATTACAACCAATGGAAAATCTTTCGTAGGATTAACATTTGATGGCGTGACTGGAAACTGGACATTACCTAGTGCTATTACAGCAAGTGGGGTTGTAGCCTTAACTAACGGAACTATAACACTTAGCACTAATACTACAACATTCACATGTCTTACGTTCAATTCTGCTAATTCTAATACCCGTGCCATAGCTTTTGGTACAGGCCAAATAATTTTAACTGGAAACAATGCTACAGTTTGGAATAATGCAACATCCACAAATTTCACTACTACTGGTACCTTTAAAATAGTTTCAACACCAACTACTTATTCAGGCACAAGAACATTTGCATTAAGCACATCATCGGCATTACACACCATTGGTCCAGGATCTGGAAATCAAATATCTTTTGGTAATACTGGAGGAGATTCTGTAGCTATTAGTGGTGTGGTAACAGCTCTTGACTTTACAGGATATTTAGGAACATGGGCTCAAGGTACTAATACATTATCTATCACTACAGGTAACTTAACACTATCCGCTGGTATGACGTGTACAGCAAGTACAGGAGTTATATCATTTACTGCAACCTCTGGCACACAAATAGTTACATCAGCTGGAAAAAGTATAAACTCAGTAACTAAAGTTGGAGTTGGAGGCACTCTTAGATTAGCTGATAACCTGACGATTCCCAGTGGACCATTTACACTAACATCGGGTGCATTAGATTTAGGTACCAACAATAGAACACTATCATGTCAATCATTCGCTTCTGCTAATTCTAATACACGCTCCATAGCTTTTGGTACAAGCGGAAATATCACAACTACACTTTCAGGTGGTGGAACAGTTTGGTCTACAGCAACTACAACTGGCCTTACTAACTCTGGAACTCCTACTGTTAACATATCTTGTAACTCTTCTTCTACCATAGAAGTAAGCGCTCCATTAGCAACCGTAACTGGTGGAAACTTTAACTTTAATTTCACCACAGGTACTTATACATTAACAATACCTACCTCTACTTTTCTTGGAAGTTTAAATTTTACAGGCTTTGCAGGTACTTGGGCGCCTGGTGCTAATACATATAGCATTAGTGGATCTGTATTTACTTTATCTAGTGGAATGACGTTTACTACAAATACAGGTTTGTTTACATTTAACCGTGGTGCCACAGTAACCATTAATTTAGGCGGCAAAACAATTGGCCCAACATCATTTAGTGGTGGTACAAATATTACACTTGCAGGCAACTTTACTTCAAACAGCACAATGTTTATTGATTCTAATTGTGCAATTAACCTTGCTGGGTTTACAACATCTGGCATTACTGCTATTACTACTAGCAGTGCAAGCGGAAGTCCAGGAATTTCTATTTCTAATGGTGTTTTAAACTGTGCTTCTTACAATCAATCATTTAATGCAGATCTAACTATCAACGCAAATTCAGCTATCGTTACAACTGGCAATTTTACATATAATGGTGCAACAACATCAATTTTGTCTATTGCAGCCACTGGAGCATACATTACATGTGGCGGACTGTTCACTTTGACAAGAGGTACATTAAATTTAGGCAACAATACATTAACAACTAGTACGTTTGCATCTAGCAATGGCAATACAAGATCTATAACATTTGGCTCTGGAAGCATTACTACCACATCTACTGGAGGTGGTACTGTGTTTAATATGGCAAATTCTAATGCATTTACTTATACTAACCCGCCAATAATTAATATCTCTGGTGGTGGAACCGTTAATTTGGGATCATCTAATGCATTTACAGAATCTAATGCGCTTTCATTTAATATCTCTGGTGGAACAGCTTTTAATGTCATTACACCTAGCCAAGTTAAATCATTAGTTTTTACAGGCTTTACAAGCAATTGGAGTCCTGGTATTGATGCTTTAACATTTTATGGTAATTTAACTCTTGAATCTGGGATGGTATTTAATACTGGGTCTACTGCGTGGAATTTTTCTGCTACATCTGGCACACAGATAATAACATCAGCTGGGAAGTCTTTATTTTCAATTACTCAAAACGGTGTAGGTGGAACTGTGTCTTTAGGTGATGCACTTACATTAACCAGTACCTACACATTGACTAACGGGACATTTAATGCAAACAATCAAAATGTTACTGTAGGAACCTTTTCTAGCAATAATAGTAATACCAGAACAATTACTATGGGTTCTGGTACCTGGACACTTACTATTGCAGGAACTATTTGGAACTTAGCCACTACAACAGGACTTACATTCAATAAAGATACAGCTAACATTGTGACATCCAGCGTCTCAACAAATGCTAGAACATTTGCAGGTGGCGGCCTTACTTACAATAATTTAACTATAGGTGGAGCTACAGGAACATCTACATTCACGTTTACAGGTGCTAATACCTTTGCCACATTAGCAAGCACAAAAACAGTTGCTCACACTATTGTATTTCCTAATGTTACAACAACAGTAAGTGATTGGACTATTACAGGAACGGCAGGCAATGTTGTTACGCTTACCAGAACAGGAGCTTCTGGCACATTTACTCTTGCTAAAACAGGCGGCGGTATAATATCAGGAATAAATTATTTAAGTATTAGCAATTCTACTGCTTCTCCTGCAGATACTTGGTATGCAGGCGCAAACTCTACTAATGGTGGAGGCAATACTGGATGGATATTTGCAAATTTTGGTGTGACTACTGGTAACTACTTTTTATTATTTTAGGAATAGAATGAAGTTATTTTTTACTAAAGTAATTCAAAAAGTTAAGTTATACTTGGATTACTTTTTTTAATAAACAGGAGCCTTTTATGGACAAAAAACTTGAATTATCACTTGACTTAGCAAACAAAATTACAGGGTATTTAGGTACCAGACCTTACCAAGAAGTTTTTTATTTAATTACAGCTCTACAAGAGGCAGCTAAAGAACAAGGTTTAGTAGCTCCAGAGGAAGAGCATAAATCGGAAGAATAAAGCATGGTTACACCAAAAGTAGATGACATAGATCATCGTTTAAGTACACATGAAGAAGTTTGTGCATTACGTTACGAGGCAATTAATGCCCGCCTTAAAAGATTAGAAGGTATTTTAATGGCAAGTGCTGGTGCAATTATCATTTTATTATTAAGCATTGTGTTGAAATAATATGGATCCAGTAACGATATTAGCTGCTTTAGGACCTTTAGCTGTTGACTTGGGTAAGTCATTAATTAATAGGTTTGTAGCGCCTGATCAATTCAAGCCAGCTACGATAGAGCAATATGCTCAAATGAAACAGATTGACTTAGAGTTTTTCAAAGTCATGAATGAAGCTGGTGGCGGTAATCCATCTTATCCGTGGGTAGAAGCTATTGTAAGGCTTATGCGACCAGCTATAGGCTTATTAGTTTTATCTACATGGGTCATTATGCACTTACAAGGTATTGCAACACCTGAGGTAGATAACTTTGCAAGCGCTGTAGGATTCTATTTATTTGGTGAACGTAGTTTATTTTATGTTAAGAAAAAATGAAATTAAGCCCAAACTTTACTTTAGAGGAGTTAATACATAGTGAAATTGCAGAACGCAAAGGATTGGATAACACACCAAACGAAGAAGTTAAAGCAAACCTTGTTAGGTTGGCTCGCTTCCTTGAAGAAGTAAGAAAATTATTAGGAAGACCTATTTTAGTTAATTCTGCATATAGGTCTTTAAAAGTTAATGAAGCTGTAGGCGGTAAACCTACATCACAACATGTATTAGGATGCGCCGCAGATATTAGAGTGCCTGGCATGACACCTAATGATGTAGTAAAAGAAATTTTAAAAAGCAATATTGAGTATGATCAAGTAATCAGAGAATTTGATTCTTGGACACATATTTCAATACCAAAGAATTTTGCAGATAAGCCAAGAAAAATGGCTTTAATTATCGATAAATCTGGAACGAGGAATTTTGTATGACAGTCGCAGCAGTAATGACATATGACAGTTTAGTTGAAAATATTCAGTCATACTTGGAACGTACAGACACAGCTACATTAGATAAGATACCTCTTTTCATTATGTTGGCTGAGCAAGTGATTGCTTCAGAGATTAAGTTCTTAGGCAACTTAACAGTTGTTGAAGCAAACATGACTGCTAGTAACCCTATCATTAATAAGCCAGTTCGTTGGCATAAAACGGTATCTATGAACGTTACTGTAGACGGCGTAAAACAACCAGTGCTACTTCGTAAATATGAATACTTAAGAGAGTATTGGCCTGATCAATCACAAACAGACGTACCTAAATTCTACTGTGATTACGATTATGAAAACTGGTTAGTAGCTCCTACACCAACAAGTAATTATGATTTTGAAGTATTGTATTACGAACGTGTACAGCCATTAGACTCATCTAATCAAACTAATTGGTTTACTCAATACGCTCCACAAGCGTTGCTTTATGGTTGCTTATTACAAGCAATGCCATTCCTTAAAAACGATGAGCGTACACCTATTTGGCAAGCACAGTATCAAGCCATTATGCAAACACTGAAAGCCGAAGATGTTCAACGTATCGGTGATCGTCAAGCTACTGTATTGGATAGTTAATGACTTCATACATCTCACCATTTACTGGAGACGTAATACAGGCCACTGACGTAAGCTACGCGTCTTATACGCTTACAGTTAATCTTCAGCTTGACTGGCCTTCAAATACTATACCCCCAGAGAGTCCAGCGGCACGTATTATGGACATTACACCAGGAGCTGGCTATTTGGCTATGCCTCCTGCAAACCAAGTATCCGTAGGTCAAGATGCTTTAATTCGTAACTTAGGTGGAACATCATTTACCGTTAGAAACTTTACTGGCGGAACTATTGCTTCTGTTCCTGCAGGAAAATCAGTTTATATTTATGTTACCGACAATAGCACTACAACTGGAACTTGGGGAGTTATTGATTTTGGTGCTGGCACATCAGGTGGAACTGCATCAGAACTTGCAGGCTTAGGTTTACTTGCAATATCTCAAACGCTTAACCAAGCACATCCAGTGGAAACATTTCTTACTGGATACACATTTGTAGCCGCAGATCGCGCGCAAAATAAACTATGGGAAGGTGGAGCTGGCACAGTCAACTTACCTCTTGCATCTACATTAGGTGATAACTGGTTTACTATTTTAAAAAATAACGGTACTGGTACATTAACAATAGCCGTAGCATCGCCAGACACAATTGACTTGCAAGTTACTAAAACAGTTAACCCTGACGAGTCAGCATTTATTATGTGCGATGGCACACAGTACTTTACTGTAGGTTACGGACAGAGTCCTAATTTCTTATTTACAGCGCTTGTTAAATCAGTATCAACTGGCACTGTTACATTAACAACTCAAGAAGCTACATCTACTATTCAAGAATATGTCGGCAATCTTACAGGCAACGTTACCGTTGTGTATCCTCCCGTAGTGGCGTTTTATGTTATTAGTAATCAAACTACAGACAACGGGTTTGCTTTAACTGTTACGACAGCCACTCCTGGGGGAGCTACAGTACTTATCCCAGTAGGGCAGCAAGCATCAGTTATTACTGATGGCGTTAATTTTTATAACGCTAACACAGTGCAAGCTGGCGGATCAACATCTCAACTTTTAAACGGAAGTGTTGGTGCTCCATCTTTAAATTTTGTTAGCGAGCCATCAACTGGTATGTATAGGCCAGGCGCAACTAACATTGGATTTACAGTTGTTGGAACTCAAAGATTAAATATTAATGCAAGCGGTGTTCAAGTGACTGGGTCAGGTAACTTTACTGGTGGTATTGCAGGCGGTACTTACTAATGACAAAAAAAGTTTTTGCACTTGATACCCAACCTGGCATTCAAAGAGACGGTACATTAACCGATAAAATCTATTATGAAGATGGTCGTTGGGTAAGATTTCAACGTGGCCGTCCAAGAAAAATTTTAGGCTTCCGTGAAATTACTGCTATTTTAGCAGGGCCTAGCCGCGGCATATTTCTTGATCCTAATGATGGATTTAATAATATTTTTAGTGGCTATAACGATGGCCTTCAAGTTGTAGGTATTAACGAACTTGGTATTGGTTCTGGAATATTAGATTTTACCTTAACTGGATTCACTCCAAACAATAATAATCTTTGGCAGATGGATTCAGAGTTTGATTCAGGCGGAACAAATCAGCAAACATTACTGGCTCATCCTGGACAAAACTTAACAAAGATTGATAACACAGTAGACACGCCTGTATTAGGTGGTGATATCAACGGAACATCTTTATCTCCTATTGGAGTTTTTACAGCAACTGGATCAACTAATTCAACTACTACAATCACTTTAGGTGCTATTAACCCTCTTGTAGGGCCTGGACAGTTAGTGACTGACGCTGCGGGAGATATTCCAGCAGGAACTACAGTCGTGTCAGTATCGACCACATCGGTAGTTTTATCTGCTGCAGCCACAGGAACAACAGTAAGTAATACATTTACTTTTGATAATCAAATATCGGTGTCAGGTGGTGTAGTGGTTTTACATCCATATACATTTGTATACGGTAATAATGGCCTTATAAAAAATTGTTCAGCAGGAAATATTAATGATTGGGTTTCGGCTGATTCGAACGAAACAAACGTATCAGCTACAAAAGTAGTCAAGGGACTTCCTGTTAGAGGTGGTTCTAATGCTCCATCGGGTCTCTTCTGGTCTCTTGACTCTCTTATCCGAGTATCTTATACACCTACAACAATCACAGCTGGCGGCACTGCTTCCACATTCTTTTGGCGTTATGACATCATATCATCTCAATCATCTATTCTTTCTTCGTCATCTGTTATTGAATACGATGGTATTTATTACTGGTGTGGCGTTGACCGATTCATGCTTTATAACGGTGTTGTAAAAGAAATTCCAAATACATTTAATCAAAACTATTTCTTTGACAATCTTAATTACGCACAGCGTCAAAAAGTTTACGCAACTAAAGTATCTCGTTACGGTGAAATTTGGTGGTTCTATCCACGCGGTGATTCTACAGAATGCAATGACGTTATTATTTACAACGTTCGTGAAAATGTTTGGTATGACGCTGGTCAAGCAATAGGAGCAAGACGCTCAGCTGGTTACTTCTCACAAGTTTTCCCATATCCAATTAATGCTGGATGGGAAATTAATGCAACTGGTGGTGTTAATGCATTTAATATTGTAGACGCTGGCACTGGCTATACAGACGGAGTTTACCCATACGAAGTATTAGAAAATGGTACTGGAAACGATAGTGCAATTGCTACAATTACAGTAGTTGGTGGAGTTGTGACTGAAGTAGTTATTACTTCACACGGTCAAGACTATGCAGTGGGTAATATATTAACCGCTCCTACACTTCCTGGCGGAGCTGACTTTGAAATTATAGTAACATCGCTCATGAGTTATGTATCTCTATTCCAACATGAGATTGGTACAGATGCTATTTACACAGGCCCATCAGGCATTATTCAAACAGCTGTTCAAAGTTATTTTGAAACATCTAATTTAGGATGGGTATCAGGTGGCCCGTCACAACAAACTCCAGTGGGAGATAATTACTGGCTAAGACTAGAACGCCTTGAGCCTGATTTTATCATGACTGGAAACATGACCTTAACCGTAACAGGTAGACCATTCGCCCAATCAGACGACCAAGCATCAAGCCCATATACGTTTAATCAAGACACATCAAAAATCGATATGCGCGAACAACGAAGAGAGCTAAGATTAAAGTTTGAAAGCAATGTACTTGGTGGTAACTATCAAACTGGTTACATCATGTTGAACGCAGACGTTGGTGACGTAAGGCCTTATTAATATGGCACTAGCAGTCGTATATGATCCAAGATTTCACACCTTCAACTCATGGGCATCTCTTATGGTTGAAGCGTATGGCGGACAACAATTAGCAATACCAGGCAGTGAAGATGAATGGAAAACTTGGGCGTCAGGATTAAAAGCAATTGATATTTTTACTAACGAGGGTATACCAGGCCCTTACATTTACGATAACTGGCAAGACTGGGCTGAAGCTTTAGTTAATGCCGTAAACCAAAGGGTAGAGTAATGGAAGAAAATCAAAAAGATTTCAATGTTGACTATGATCAAATGTCTACACAAGACATTGTGCAACAAAGCATGGCAAGAACTAATCCAGGAGAAGATTGGGAAAAGACGTACGCTTACATGTACCATGGATTGCAATCGCCTCATTTTAGACTTATACGTAGACGCAATTCTTTATTATTTTTTCAAGTTACGCCTCCAGTTGCAAGTCATGCTCATTTATTTACTGCGGATGATCAAGAAGAAGTAAAAATTTCATTACAAGAATTTGTAAAAGCATTAAAAATTGCTGGATATAAAAAAATTACTTCAAAAGTTAAAAATCCATCAATTATAAGATTAATTAGAATGGCTAAGCTTCCAGTTAAAGAAACAAAAATTCCTGGTGGATATAGCATTGAAGTGGAGATTAAATAATGGGATTCGTTGGTGATATTTTTGAAAGTGTAGTGGACTTTGTAGGTGACGTAGTAGGTGGCATAGTTGACACCGTTAAAGCCATTATAAAAAACCCTCTTCCAGCAATTGCATCATTTGCACTTAGTTACTTTGCTCCAGGATGGGGAACTGCCTTAGGTAGAACATTAGGTATAGGTGCTGATTTAGCCACTACAGCCATTAGATCTGTTGGTAGCGCTGCAATTACTGCCCTTAACGGCGGAGATATGAGAAACATTTTAACTGCTGGATTAATGCCAGTTGTTATGTCTCCAACTATTCAAAAATCTGTATTCGGTGCAATTGGAATAAAAGACTTTACCGTTACTGGCAAAGACGGACTTCTTACAAAAATTACAAACCCTATAACAAGCGCTATTGGTAACGTACTAGGAGATAATTCATTTTCTAGAATGATTCAAGACGCTGCTGGCTCTGCAACTATTAGCGGAGCTATGGCATTAGTCACAGGCGAAGACATTAAAAAAGCTGCATTAGGTGCTGGAGTTAGTGCAATATCATCTGATTTGGTAGGTAAGCTATTTAATACCGTTCAAGAAACTGTAACAAAATCAGAGAAGATTGCAATTGATTATTCAAATGCTCAAACACAAGCTCAGGAATTGTTATCTAAAGATCCAAACTTACAAAGAATTGCTGCAGCACAAAAACTTCAATATACCCAAGCTCAAGAAATCAATGTAGATATTGAGGAATATGAAAAGGTAAAAAAACGAATTGAAGACAGCATTGCCGCAACCAATACTTACTCTCAAGCAGACGCAGATGCTGCTAATGCTTTGGCTACTAAAATTAACGATGTATCTTATCCAAAATATGAAAAAACTACTAGCTTAGTAGATGAGCTAATTGCCGCAAACAAGCCAGCATACGATCAACTTAGTGCTGTTACCTCAAATATGTCAGGCATGGCTAATTCTTATGAAGAACTTATTGCCGACATTCAAGATCAATATGCAGAGTATGTTGCTACAACTGACGTTCCTAAATATCAAGAGCTATATAAAGAACAGCAAGATGCTCTACAATCTGGTGACATGGCAAAAGCAACTTCACTACAGATGCAGATGAATGATTTAAAAGATGATATTAAGGCCTCAACTTACGAGGGAGTATTGCCAGGAAGCAATACATCCAGAAGGATTAGTGAGCGTGACCCAACTTTTAAGTTGCAAAAAGAACTTGATATTCTTACAGGTGAAACAGCTCCTAACCGATTGACAAGTAGATTTTTCGGCCCTACAGACGCTGCAAACGTTACATTCCAAAAACTTAGTCAAGAGATTAATACTTTACAAGTGCAATTAGACAAGGCTTTAGTCGACGGAAATATGGCAAAAGCGGCTCAGTTGCAAGACCAAATTAAATTTAAAGGTGAGCTTTTAACAGCAGCCATTCCTGATGCACAAGCTGCTAATACAGCAAGAGCCGAAGCTATACGAACTCAGATAGCTAACATTGAAAATCAAAATCTAATTAATAAGGTTCCTAAAACAGGAGTTTCTAATCCAAGCTTTATTGAATCATTTTTAAGTACTGTACCTAAAGACATATTAACTACAGCCCTTACAGCAACTATTACTAATGCATTATTAGGTAATGATTTAAACAAAGCAAAAAAAATTGTTGATCAAGCTAAAAACCCACCTAGACAGCCTGGAGGACCTAATAGGCCAACTACGCCGACTACACCAACTACGCCGACAACGCCTACTACACCTACTACACCAACAACTCCGCCTGCTAAAGTTGATGTAACAAAATTAACTCCAATTAACTTTGATCCAAAAACTGGAACTATTAAACCTGTTACACCAACTACACCTACAACGCCAATAACTACGCCTACAACGCCGACTACGCCAATAACTACTCCTACTACACCAACAACACCAACAACGCCTCCTGGAGGCTTGCCAACCACTGGAGGCACCACTACTGGAGCAACAACTGGTACTACAACTGGTACTACAACTGGCACTACTACAGGTGGTTTAAATTCAACAACAGCGCCTACAAAGGTTGATATTAGTAGCTTGACACCTTACACGGGTTCCGTTAACTTGGGAGCATCGGGTAATAATGTGCCTAGAGATAATAGATTTGGAAATAACAGGTTTGGTAATAATAGACAAGCTGGACTAGGTTCTGTTTCTACGCCAACAACAGCTCCAACAAACACAAACAGCACTGCTCCGCAGCGTGCTGATATTAACACATTAACCCCAGTAACAGACCCAAGTTTGTTACCGACTAGCTTAAGAACTTAGGACAAATATGGCAACTAATCTAACTACTCCATTAATGAGCCAACCCACTGGCGTTCCAATCACATCTCCTGGAAGTGGAACTGGCGCAATTCCAGGCGTAAATTATCAAAATCAAACAACCGATAATACCGCTGCTGGCGCTTTATTAGGTGGTTTAACTGGACTGGCTTTAAGCAAAGCATTTAAAGCTCCTGCCACACAAAATAAACCACAAGCTCCTAAATCTGTAGACGCTCCTAGCATTTCTAATTTACCCTCTAAAAAGACAAAATCACCTGGCGCGGCTAGTATAGGTTCAGCTGCAGGAACTCCTGTCGGTGGAGGCTCCACTGGAGCTGTAGGTGGTTTAGCTTTCCCTAAAGGCACAACACAAGAACAAGTTGATGCTTATCATGGTAAATCAAACGGTCAATCTAATTACGTTATTGCAGGTGTTAACCCATCTAATGGTGACATTATTGCTCAACCAAGTACAAGCATTGGTGGCGGAAACTTAACTGGCACTGGCTCAGGACCAACAGAGACAGCAACTCCTCCTGCTGACCAAGACCCTGGAACATACTTTCAAGATCCGTACGGAAATGTATATGATGGAGACGGAAATCTTTATGCGGTAAAGAGTGGAGACACTTACTATGTGAAAGATCCTTCATCTTCTGATTCTTGGATCAATGCAAACAATCCACAGGAAGTCATTACAACGGATGAGCTATATAGCTCTACTGGTGGTGGTTATGAAACTCCATCTACAGACATATCACTTCCAGATATTGATGTTGGCGGTAGCGATTGGGATTATTCAAATAATGATCTTTATTACCCAACAGACCCATACGAATATTACACACCTCCTGATGAGAATAGTTATTACACACCTCCAACAGACACTGGAAATTATTATCCTGATTATGGTTATGAAACTCCTTCATATGATACTAGCATCTACTCACCAATTGACACTACTGGCGGTATGTTTAGTAGTTTCTTTAAAAAAGGCGGTTTAGCAACTCCATTATTTAAAAGAGGCGGCTCTGTTAGAGGTTATGCAGACGGTTCTCTTGTGGAAGCAGCTGAAGACATGGCTCCAAGCTCAACATTAAATCAAGAGCCAGTTGCTATGGAAACTACAAGCGAAACTAATCCATTAGTGCGTACGCTTACTGATCTTCTTACTAACCCAACTGTTATAGGCGCTGGCGCTGGTGCGGCATTAGGTAACTTATCAGGCGGAAGTACTAATCAAGTTAATCAAGGTATTGACATGTCGCAGCTTGGCTTAAAACCAAGAACAACGACGTTTGGCATGGGCCCTGCAAATTTCGTGCCTTACGAAGATTACAGTCAACCATATGCTTTAACTACATCTCAAAATACAGGTGGCCTAGGTGCTGCAACATATCAACCTACAATACCTAATATGAGCGCACCTGGTGGAGGCACAACAACAACGCCAACCACGCCAACAACGCCAACAACAACTGGCGGCATGACTACTGAACAGTTAACAGCTCTTATCAATTCTATTTTAAGTAATCAAAATACTGGCGGTGGAACCACTACAGGCGGCGGTACAACTACAGGTGGAGGTACAACCACGGGCGGAGGTACAACAACTGGTGGAGGTGCTACTACAGGTGGCGGAACTACAACACCACAATACTACACAGATGGCAAAGGTAATATATACGACGCTAATGGTAATCTAGTCAAAGCCGCAAACACAGGTGGTAGAGATGACGATGACGATGATGATGATGACAGAGATAGAGATAGATATAGAGATAGAGATAGAAGACCTTCTACAACAGCTCCACAATACTTCACGGATGGCAAAGGAAACATCTATGATGCTAACGGCAATTTAGTTAAAGCTGCTGGATCTACAACGGGAACGACAACTGGAACTGGGACAACAACTAGTGGCGGTGGATTGCCTACAACCACAGGAACTACAACACCTGCTCCAATTAACCCTGGTTATGCAAATTTAGTAAACACTTACAATACTCAATTAAAGACTCTTCAAGACAAACTTGCTTTAGCTCCAGCAGCTGAAAAAGGAAGCATAAACTCTCAAATATTCCAGGTACAAAAGCTTTTAAGCAATTTAAATACAAAATTTAATCCAGCAACTGGAAAAGAATATACTAGAAGAGAACTAAGTGAGATAGAACACGCCGCAAAGGAAGCTAAAAAAAATGCAGCAAGATCTACCTCCTCTTCAAGCCAACCTGCTAGACAAGCATCGTATAATTACGGCACTCGAGTAAGCCCATCTTCTGTATTAAATCGCTTTCTGGGAAGAGGAATGGCTGAAGGTGGATTAGCGTATGATATGCATCCTGACAATATGGTTGATCACGTGCCTATTATGGATGGTCGACATGATTACAGAGCTGGTGCTCGTGTAGAAGGCGCTGGCGATGGCCAGTCTGATGACATTCCAGCAATGCTTGCGGACGGTGAATACGTAATTGATGCTGAAACTGTGGCGCAATTAGGTAACGGATCTAATAAAGCTGGCGCTAAAGTGCTTGATCAATTTAGAGAAAACATTCGCGAACATAAACGCAGCGCACCATTACATAAAATACCGCCAAAGAGTAAATCTCCATTGGCTTATCTCAAAGGAGCTAAATAATGGCTGATCTATTTCAAGGTTCGCTACTACCCTCAACAACCACGACCACGTCGACGCAACAAACTGCGCCTGAGTTTTATACTAATTACTTACAAGACGTTGCAAATCTTGGACAAAATGCAGTTCAACAAGGTGGTGTAGCAGGTTTTAGCCCATTACAAACTCAAGCATTTAACATGGCTCCATCAACTGCGTTCTCAGGACAGGGTGCAGCAACACAAGCCCAAGCTTTAACAAACGCAGCTGGCACAACATCAGCTCCAAGCATCATTAATGACTACATGAATCCATACACTGGCAAAGTGGTGGATGAAATGGCGCGTCTACAGCAACAAAACTTGCAACGTAATGTATTGCCAACAATTGCAGGCGGCGGCGTAGGCACAGGATCATTCGGATCACGCAGACAACAACAAGCTTTAGGCCAATCTTTATCTGATATGCAAGCTAACCTTACTGGCCAACAATATGGTGCTTTAAATACTGGCTATCAAAACGCTATGCAATCTGCACAAGCTGACTTAAACCGTCAATTACAAGCTGGCCAAGGTATGAGTAACGTTGCACAACAACAATATCAAATTGGCAGCGGCGGATTAAATACATTGTCTTCACTTGGTTCTTTACAGCAAGCTCAAGGCCAAAGACAACTTGATTATCCAATGGTGCAAGCACAAAACTATGCAAACTTATTGCAAGGCCTAAACATTCCTACTGGCCAAGTACAACAAACCGTAGCACCAGGACAGCAAGGTCAATACACTAACAGTCCATTATCACAAATTGCTGGTATAGGCTCATTACTTGCTGCTATCTCTGGCACTGGCACAACCAATAGCACAAGTATTGTTAATGATCTCATAAACGCAATCAGAGGCACTTCATCAACTCCTGCAGCAACTCCTCCAGCAACTGGTAAAGAAGGCGGCAGTGTTGTTGGTTATGCAGACGGTGGAACGGTTGAGCCAATAGACATGCAAGGGATGACAAAGCCATACGACTTGAGTCAAGGTGGAACAGAGATGTTTGAAAATAACCCAGTAGACCCAATCGTGTATACAGGCGGCACTCCAAACTTTGATGAAACAACTGGTGAATATATTAACCCAGAAGTCAAGCCTTTAAATCCTGAAGTCACAGATATGCCAGTAGCTATGCCAACAGAAGCTCCAACCGACATGCCTGTGCGCAATACAAATACACCATTGCCATACGAAAGAACTAATACACCAACACAGCAAGGTAAAACAAACCCAAGATTTCCATTTAAAATAAGAGACTTTAGTAATATGAATTTAGCTCCTAGAAATCTTATTAAAAACCTTGATAGAGTTCGTAACAGACCACAACGTGTTGAGCGGCCACAAATGCCTAGACGACCTTTAGCTGGCCTTAATTTTATGAATAGAGGAAAAAGATAATGGCTGAAGAATTTTTAGACGAACAACCTATGGGTGGATTAGGTTCAGTTCAGCCTGAAACCACAAAAAAAGAAGAGTTTGTTGAATCTCCAAAAGCTTCAGAATCAGAGAAGAAAATCTCTGCTGCTCAAAAACTTCGCGATCAAAATTTAAAATTAAATGCTCAGATTGAAAAGCTAATGAGTAGTTTAGATAGTAGGAATACGTCTCCTATTAATGAAAAATTACTAGCACTGTCTGAGGGCTTTTTAGCTCCTACAAAAACTGGTGGATTTGGTGAGTCAGCTGGTGCAGCTGCTGGCAAATATAGAGAAGTTGCTGGCGAAGAGAGAAAACGTTTAACGGAAGCAGAAAAAACTAAACTTGACTTCATGATCCAACAATATGGTTTAAGCCAAAAAGATTACGAGCTTCAAAAGAAAATTGAAGGTCAAGAATTCATGCGTGATTACTTTAATAAAGGCCAACCTGGCGGTAAAATTAATACTGCTGCTACTGAAGCTACCGCTGCAAGTGGCGAACCTAGCTTACAAGACATGATAGGCAGAGGTCAGCCAACTGGTGGAATCAGAACTATCACTTTATCTGACATCGCTAACGCTCCTGAAGAAGCTAGACCAACACTTGAGAAGCTTTATGATAATCAACAAAATGCACTTAAAATTGGCCAAGGTGAATTTGGCGCAACTAAAACATTCTTACCAGTGCTTAACGAATCTACAGATACATTAACTGTTCAACAAGCACGTGAATTAAATGCGTTGAAAAATGCCACAAGAGGCATGCCTATAGATCAAAAAGAAAAATACTTTATGGAGTGGTACGCTGAGAACGGTCTCGTCAAAGGCCCTGCTAAGGGAGCTGCTCATCCATACGCTACAGAAGAAATTGAAACGCCAAAACAAAAAGAGAAGCGCTTGAAAATTTCAGAAGCTATAGACACGGAGCGCGGTAAAGAAACTGTCAAACGTCAAGCTGCAGACATTACTGCATATAACGATGAAGCTAAGCTTGGTTCAAACATTGCTATTAGCGCTAAGCAAATGTATGACTATGCAAGCGATCCAAACTTAGAAGGCATGTTTGGTTTACTAGCCAAGAAAGGCATGACAAACGCATTCTTTACAGCTATGAAAGAGCCAGTAAAAATTGGTAGCGTATCTATTGGCGTAGGTAACATTGAAGACGTTATTAGAACTGCTGGCGGTACAGACGAACAAATCGCGGCCGCAGCTGCATTCAAGAAACCAGCGTCAGAATCTGAATTAGCTTTCACACGTATCTATCTTGCTAAACAAGGTGCTATTACAGAAGGCGAACGTGCAATTGTTAGAAACATCATGCCTAGCCTATCAGACCCAGCTAAGATTGTAAGACTTAAATCTGAGTTAATGATTGCTAGAGCTCAATTTGATCAACAAAAAGCAGATTTGTTTAATTCTTATGTTAGACAGAATCCGTCTGCTACAGCGTTTGATTTTGAGCACGATGCAAGCTCACCATATAAATCATTACTTAAAAATTACGCTGAGCATACGGCTGAGATATCTAATGAATATATGCCAGGCGCTGTTAAAGATCCGCTCAAAGGTGTATCGTCAACAAAAGACAAGGCAAGAAAAGGCTCAAGCCTTTGGAATAAAGTACAAGAACAATACAAGGACTAAGCCATGGAAATGGATTTCACCAAAGCAGATCTTACTGAAGATCAAATTGCTAATATTAAAAAGATTGGAGCCAAGGCCGAGGAATATGGCATTGACCCTGATTTAGCATTGGCTGTCGCTTGGAGAGAAAACCGTTTTACTATGGGTGCAGACTCACCTAAAGGTGCTATTGGCATTATGCAAGTTATGCCTGGCAACGCTAAAGGCCTTGGAGTTAAGGTTGAAGACTTACGCAATCCTGATATCAACATTGACGCTGGCATGAAAATATTGAGAGAAAATCTTGATATGTTTGATGGCAATGAAAGAGCTGCGCTTGTAGCGTATAACGCCAGCCCTAACACAGCAAAGCGTTACATGAAGAACAAAGAAAATCCCGATACAATTCCTGAAGAGACAAGAATATATTTAGAAGATATCCACTCTGTACGTCCATTGATTGCTGACGCAGAAGAAGAAGAGATGGAAGGCCCATCTTTTGAAAGGCCAACTGCATCAGCTGTAGAAAAACCATCTTTTTCATCAGCGGAAGAAGAGGCTGCTTGGATAGCAGAACATCCTGGACTTGCTGGCGCAGGTGCTGGAGCTGCTTCAGGTATTGGAGAGAAGCTATATAAGTACGGACAAGAATCTGTATCAAAAGCAAGGCCTGATATCATTTCTGACGAAGCTATGAAAGAAGCTATGAAAAGCACTAGTTCAGGTGATAAGTGGGCTAAAGCTATTGGTGGCCCAGGTGGACAAGATGTAACAACCGCCGCAAAAAACTTACAGCTAAGCAAGGGCCTAGAGGGCGGTGAGACCCTAACTAAATCAGGCATCATATTACCTGCTGGAGAACAAGAAAAATTAGATGCTGAGCTTGCTAAAAAACAAGCTGAGCTTGAAGAAAGACTTACAACAAAAAGAGCCAAAGCAAGTAAATATTTAAAAGAAAAAGTGCCATTCTATGAAAAAGGCGTTGCAGCTGGTAAGGTTATGAGCAAGGGCGCAGCTAAGATTTTATCTAAACTAGCGCCAGTGTCTACAACCGCTACAGGCTTGATTGGTGGATCCCAGTTAGGTGAGTCAGCAGAAAGATTTAAACGTGGAGACATTAAAGGCGGATTGTTATCAGGCGTGACAGGCGCAACTAATCTTATAGCTACACAACCATTCTTTCCAGTGGCCCGCGGAGCTGCAGGACTTGCATCTATACCACTAGATATTGCTGATTATATGTACGACCCTGAACAATACAGCGTAGTCAAAGAATCCATCAAAAAGAAAAAAGATTAAAGCTCTTTCGGATCATAGCCATAGATCGTGGCAATCTTATGAGTCCATTTCTTAAAAGTTTTATCATGCTTCTCATAATTGGCTTTGCCTTGGAGATAAAGCAGCATATGGACCATCTCATGGAGGATTGTCTTACAGATATTGTCGAAGTGAGTTTGTCTTGCTAATGATATTGTAATGACGTGCGGGGAAGGTTGATACATACCCAGTATCTCAGGATCGTTCACTATAATCCACTCTATCTGGGATGGGAGTGGCATCTGAATCTTATCAAACGGCGGCAGCTTACAGAACAATGCATACATTGCTTTTACATGCTCTATTGTGCCTAAGTTTGTCATGACTTAAATAATCTCCAATCGCTATTTGCACCAGGTTTAATTTTCTTGGGAAGCTTGATAAGCCCAAGGCTTTCTAATTCGTTAAGTCTAGCATTGTTTATACCACATGCGATAACAATTTTTTTGCGGTTGGTATTAGGGTATTTTTCCATATACTCTGTAATTTCTTGAATCAGTTCATCTTTTGATCTTTTTCTTGGCATAATTAGTAGAAAATGTGGTTTTGGATAACTACTTTGGCTGGCTTGCTTTTAGCCCAAATAGGTTTAGGTTTGAGATTGACTTCATGAAAGTAGTAGGCTCCCTTAGAGGTGTCTTTGACTTTAAAATTTAGCACTTGATGCGCTATGTTTAAGAACGGTCGCAATTCCGCAGCGCTTCGTTCAGGTGGCTTAATTTTACCATACCAAGAAAATTGATAAGGCCTACGCAGCTCCTTACAAATATTCTCAGGTTTAAACTCAGCCCTTCGATACAACACCATCATCACGGCCTGCTGGCCAATCAGTGGCTCACCTCTTGCTTCCATGTACCCGACCTGGGCCAGGCACACTAATGCTGCTTCTAACATACTACCTCCTTACTAAAGTCTCTTTGCGTGAGAGATTACTTGCGATCCTCCAAGAGCCTTGCGACGTCTCTATTAACCGACTTCACAATTTCCACGCAGCGAGCATGCTCTTCCAATCGAATGCGATCAGCTATGACCGCTTCAATCTTGTTAGCAAATTCCAGTACATCTAGTGACTCATCCGTTGGGTCTGTATACAAACCTTTAGGATCATTGTTCTTACAATAGAAAAATATTTGTTTTACTAACTCTTCATTCATTCTTGCTCTCTTTTCATTCTAAACAACTCCCAATTGATAACCACGTTACGGGCCAAGCCCTTTTGTGCCATCGTTTGGTAAGGGTTAAAATCGCTATGTAGAAACTCTTCAAACACATCGTGCTTAGCTAACTGCATTTCATGAAGGTCAGCTTCAGTTTGAGTTTCAAAAATCTTGCCATCTTTAGTTTTAAATGCGCTGATAATGTCCATATTATTTATGTTTATTCTTAAGTTGCCAAAAATACAGAAGATGCGTAAACATCTCCCACCCACGTTGCAAGTCTTCTTCAGACCATTCAATTATTTTACAAGGAACTGTTTTTTTGCCGTCAACTTCTAGCTCTTGCCTGGCTACAAAAATATTGGCACAACGCGCATTAGGAATACCTAGCCCTACTCGGTATGCCGCTAACTGCATGAGATGATCTTCGTATGCTACCACATCTTTAGGGTCAGTAAAATCTTTAGTTTTGACGTCAACCACAATCCCACCTTCTATGACTTCATTTGGTGCATGTAAGTCACATTTTCCAGCAAAACCTAATTCATGACCGAAAGATCGCTCAGCAACCCATCCAATTCTTCCATAATGAGCTTCTAACGCATTAACTGTACATTGGACATGGATAGGGTACCCAGGATGAGAAATGCCCTCAAAAAACGATTCTATGGCTGCATGGATAGCCGTACCTTTATCAGCCGCATCTCGACCTTGTTGTTTAGAGTCAGAGATAATTCGGTCAATATAGACTTGCTCATCTTCGCCATGGCGTCTTGTTGAGGTTAAGGCTGCCATAAGTACCTGAGTTTGCATCCAGGCCACTAAAGCTGGCTTAGCCGCAACTCCAAGTATAGTAGTCACAGACGGAACTAAGTCCATTGTGCGAGCGTCTCTTAAAGTTGTATTACGTTCTTTACCGTTCTTGCCAGTAATAGTGTACTGCGGTATGCCGTCTCGAGTGTACCAATGATTAGATTCTGAAGCTCTAACCTTTGGAGATTCAGATAAATACATAAAGCTCTTCTTTTCTTCAGTCATCTTTAAACTCCATATCTAGTTGATCACTATCAGTGATGACATCATCAAACTCTGTATCTGTTGTGCCTCTACATATATGATGCATTGCATTCATTTGCACTTGGCCTTCATGCACATCTAATGCGCCGTCAAATATAAATCCACACCCTTTTAAAAAGAGTTCCATGTTCGCAATCACATCACTTAAGTCATCAGATTCAAACTCTAATTTATTTTTATAGCCGTCGTCTTTCATTTCTAATTTATACTTAACCATGATTATCCTTTATTTAAAGCGAGCGAATGAGCCGTGAAGATCAACTCTAGTTTTTTGTAAAAATTTAATAGCAGATAGTTTGTCTTTAAATAATTTAACAATTGGAACATTGTCACGATAAATAGAAGCTCTGTAATAAATATAAACTTTGTTGTTTAACTTAACTTTTTGTATGCTCATGCCTTTGACGCCAGTTTTGTTATCTTTGTTTATACGCCTATTATGTTGATTTTGGCTTGGATTTGCTATGCGCAAATTTTTGATGTCATTGTTTAATTTATTTCCATCAATGTGGTCAATCATTTTAGGAAGGTAGCCATGGTGGTACATCCAAATTACTCGATGGGCCATCGTTGTTCTGCCATTAATAGACACTGCCAAATAACCAGCGCTATGCGGATGCTCAGCTTTGGCTCCCTTTTTCTTTCCATACTTTCCATCTTCTCTGTAAAACAAACTTCCATTTTGGTAATAAAACATCTCTTGCATTTTTTCTTGTGTTAATTGACTCATATGTATCTCCTATCCCTCTCTTAAAAATCGATGTAATTCTTTTGAATAAAATTCAATCTTTGCAGCTTCTTGAACTGAGTCATCTTTAAGGCCAATACGTGTATTATATTTTTCAATATTGCCACGTAAGAATCCTATGTATTGCTCAGGTGGAAACTTAGCTCTAATGTAATCAAGCATCTCAATCCCGCCCTGAGTGTAGTGAGGTGGGTGATTGATCATGTCAGGTTTAGGTTTTTCTTCTCTATCCAATTCGGCATGCCTTTCTCTATGATGATATTTACAAAGCCATACAACTTCTAAAGGTTTGTTATAGTCTTCATGATGTCCAACTACATGTTCGGTAGTGCCACACTTCTCACAAGGCTGCCTAACTAACTCACCTTTTTGGATTGCATAAGCAACCTTTTGATGGGCCGTCTTCTTTAATTTATTTTCTGCGAGCCAAAACTTTTTATGTGGAGCTACTTGTTTGAAGGAAAGTAATTTCTTACCTTCCCTCCGTTCTTTGTAGTACGTTGACTTGCATGATATACAATAACTTTCCACACCATCCCTAGTAAGAACATTTTTATAGAACTCATCTACTGACTTCTCTATTTTGCATCTAGTGCAAAACTTTGTAGACGCTAGTTTAAATGGCAATGGATCTTTTGCGTTATCTGCAATATTTTCCATAGTTAGAAAGGTAAATCACTTTCCATGTCATCAAAAGAAGCTCCTCCAACGGCAACCTCAGTAAAGCCATTATCATAACTAGCCTTACCATGAATCTTTTCCCACTCAGGTGACAATCTAATTTTATCTTTAAGACCATCAGAAAATGATTCAAACAACTCCATATCAGCTTCATCAATTTCAAAGATTTTTAATTCATTATATCCATCAGGTAATCCTGCTTTTTTAATGTTAGCTGGGACTGGATTGATATTAAGAATGTTGGTGTATGTCTTACCATTATTTTCAGATTGTCCGACAGTGATCATTGCCCATTGACCTAAAATGTTTTTTAATTCAAAACCATTCTTTTCAGACTCAGTAAAAGGTCTACCGCGCCAAGCTTCAAGGTCTTTACGCAACGCTGCCTTCTCAACCAAAAACGCAGAATAGTTTTTAGACATGGTCATTGGTTTGCCATCTGCGGTAGTAAGCGGATTGCCCTCTGAATCTTCTGAATGCACCTCAAATTGAATCATGACTTTCTTAACGTGTTTAACGTTACCCATGTATTCTGATTTTTGAGTGCCTAGTTCAATGATTCTATAACATCTAGCAAGATGCATGCCAGGTGGCACTGGTATAAAACTTGATGTACTGCTGTCTTTAACTACTAAACTCATTCTGTTCTCCTAGGTTTGTATTAAAAGTTACTTCTCTAAATTTACCGTCAGACAGCCCACACTCAAATCGAATGTGATTCCAATCGTCAGGCGTTGCTACTCCATTTATGGCCCGACCCATAGCCTGTATCAGCTTTTCTTGTCGTTCCAACATGTCCTGGTGTTGCGCAGCTTGTTGCCAATCATCTTCATAGGAGACCATATATACCTCCAAAGACAATTGCTATTAACCCTAAAACCGAGATAGCCACAATTAAAAAATCAACTGTTATTGGCTTGCTTGGTTTATACAATCTTTTCTCTAGCAACACTTGTTGCAATGCGTCCGCATCTTTACTAGCTCTAGTTTCAAAAGGCTCTTGATATAACAAACCTATTTGAACGCCTGCCTTTGTCATGTACGGCGGTGTTTTTCTGTAATGCTGTTTCATTTGTATCTCCTCTTTTAAGTGAATTGCCCAAACACATTAACATGTTTAAATAAAAAATACAATACCATTGCAATTAATTAAGATTCGTGTAATAGTCACGTAAACATTCTTAAGGAGGATGGTATGATTTTATTAACGCAAACAGAACGGCAATATTTAAAAATGGCTTCAAGCAATATGACGCCTGAAAATTTTACTAGCTTGTCAGACGAAGCTAGAGATGATCACACGCGAAATCTTGACAAGGTTATTTATGGGCTTATGGAAGAAAACCCAAACGCTTTTACGGAAGAAGCATTGGCTGACCATAAGAAGAAAAACAGATTAGTTTATAAACTAGGATCATAACATGAATTTATACGAGTACTTTCAAGACAAACCTCGAGGATTTAAAACACAGTTTGCAAAGAAGGTAGGCATTACTAAGACCTGGCTGTCACAAATTATTAGTGGCAGACAAATTCCTAGTTCACCTTTATGCAATGCGATAGAAAGATTTACGGACGGCCATGTAAAGAGAGAGGAACTTAGGCCTGACATTTTTCTTAGGCCTGACATTTTTGGAGATACATAATATGCATTGGTACAAATTTAATATAGCTGATTACAAAAAAGATACAGACCACCTAACTATGTTGGAGCATGGCGCTTATCTTAAATTACTTAACAAATATTATTTAAACGAAGAACCACTTCCATTAGAAGAAACACAACTTTTTAGACTTATAGGAGTAAGAGGCGATGATGAAGCGACTGCGATTAGAAGTGTACTACAAGATTTTTTCACTAAGAGTGAGATGGGTTTTATTCACAAACGATGTGATGTTGTTATTGAAGAGTATAAAGAGAAGTCTTACAAAGCTAGTCAATCTGCTAAAGCAAAGTGGGATAAGATAAATAATGCGAATGCTATGCGAACGCAGTGCGATGGCAATGCTAACTCAGTAACTCAAGAACTAAAGAACTCATCTATAGGCGCGTCTTTAAGATTCGAAGAATTTTGGTCTGTATGGCCTCGAGGTGAAAGAAAGATGGCTAAGGCAGCTCTCAAGAAAAAATGGGAGAAGGAAGGCCTGGATGAAATTGCCGATAAGATCATATCGCATGTTGAGAAGATGAAATTAACTGATCAGTGGACCCGAGGCTTTGAGCCCATGCCAGCAACCTACATTAATCAAAAGCGTTATTTGGACGCTGATGATGTTGACACACAAGCTGGAGTTCCTCTGAACATGTTAAGGAAAGCAATATGATTGGATTAGATAAGTTACTAGACGTTAGGAAGGATGGCGTGACGCCCGAGGTAGTTAACATATGGGTAGGCAATGATAAAGATCCACATTACGAGGGCGTATGGCACAAGTACTCAGACACTCAAAAGTACCCATGCATTCTTATCGAGCCTGAAGACAATTTAGATGCGCTTGATTTTAGATCAATGTTTGGCATGACAATATTTATCAGAGGTGACATGCCTGACAAGATGTTAAAGGTTTATGAAAAGATTGAGAAGTGCAAGCCAGGACGAGTATTTATATTTAACCACGGACAAGTTGACATTGAAATTTTAGATAGCGAGGGATTATTAAGTGGAATTATTGCAGCCTAATGATATAGATTTTGAGAAGTACTTACATGAGACAGAACAGTATCAGAAGGTTCGTCCAGTAAGTGTATTCATTGATGAGCTTGAAGAGAATATTAAAAACCCTAAGCCTGATCTTAAATGTTTTATGCCTTGGGCCAATGCTGAACACTCATTTCATTTTAGGCCAGGAGAGGTAACAGTTTATGCGGGCAGTAACGGTGGAGGTAAGTCGCTTATTACAGGCCAGGTTGCATTGAGCTTAATTAAGCAGAATCAACGCGTATGTATAGCATCGTTCGAGATGAAACCAATGAAGACTATCCAGCGCATGATGCGTCAGTTTTCTGGAGAAGATTTAGAGAACCCTCTTATCAAAGATAGAGCTAATCATTTTAAATCAGTGATTGAAAGATTTAAGAAATTTACAAGTGAAAAGCTTTGGCTATACGATCAGCAAGGAACGATGACGCCCGAACAGATTATTGCGGTGACTAGATACTGTGCTATTGAATTAAAAATGCAGCATATGTTTATCGACTCACTTATGAAATGTATGAAGGCAGAAGATGATTACAATTCACAGAAGTCTTTTGTCGATGAACTTACAGCAATCGCACGCGACCACAATATGCATATACATTTAGTTCATCATATTCGTAAGTTAGGACATCAAGATTTGATGCCATCTAAAACAGATTTGAAAGGTAGCGGAGCTATTGCAGATCAAGTGGATAACGTCTTACTTATGCACCGTAACAAAAAGAAAGAGCATGACATAAGCCAAGGAAAAGAAGTATCTGATGATGTACCTGACGCTTATCTTATGTGCGAGAAGCAACGTAACGGTGAGCATGAAGATTGGTTCAAGCTTTGGTATCACAATGAGAGTCAACAATTTTTAGATAGTGCAGGCGCATTTGTTATGGCGTTTGAGGATGGCGGTAAGTTTTAGTGGTAGATAAAGGCAATTGCAGCAAAGAGTTTTTGTATCAATGCTTAGTGCGCGATGTAATTCAAAAGCGCCTTAAGGATAGATCAGTAGCTCATAACTTTTTAAACGGATGGGAAGATAAGCATCCAAAATCAACATTAAGGGAGGATGTTATGAATCAATGGCAAAAAGGCAATAGAGGAAGGAAGGGTGAATGGTATGAGTGATCCAAATAAAAAACTAGTGGAAGCGTTGGAAGCAATGTGTGAAATCTATGAGCCTGACGACGAGAGTCATGAGAATGATGCAGTAGCTGGTTATGCTATGAACATTCTTGAGACAGTCAAGAAGGAAGTAGAGCTATACAAAGCTAAACCATTGCCTGAAGACGATGTATGGCTATTAGCGCAGGAAATTAATTTGCATGATCCAATGTATCCAATAAATTTTGCAAGAGCTGTAGAACGTAAACATGGCATAGGAGATAACAATGGCTGAAGAAAAGAAAAGTAATTTTGCAGACGTATTCTTAGGAAAGACAATTCCACATAACCCTGACTTCATTTCAGTTGAAGAGCATAACAGGGAAATGTCTCAATCGTTTGAAGACTTCTTGGCAGTTGTTGATGAAGCTATTGCTAAGGAACGTGAAGCATGCGGAAAGATTTGCACTGATAACCCTGAGATGAATGGAAAAGATTTAGCTGACATCATTCTTAGACGCAAGCCAAAGATTGAAGTCCATGATTGAGCTTGAGCTGCCGTTCCCTCCCTCAGTGAATACTTATTGGCGCAACTTCCAAGGGCGCATGTTGATTAGTAAAAAGGGTCGCGAGTATCGCAAGACAGTGGCCGATATAGTTTTACTTAATAGAGCTGCAAAACATTATCAGGGCAAAATTAAGATGACTATTGAGGCCTGGCGTCCCGATGAAAGGAAAAGAGACTTAGATAATTTATTGAAGGCACCACTTGACGCATTGACCCATGCTGGCGTATATTTAGATGATCATTTAATAGTACATTTAACAATATACTGGGCAGATGATAAAGGCGGTAAATTAAACGTTAAAATAGAGGAGATACAAAATGTATAAAGGAAGAGACCCACACAAAGCAGTAGACTGGATGATAGAGAATGCTGAAAACATTTCTAAAGCCAAAGGAACATTAACGCAGCTCGAAGAGTATACAAAATCTTTAAGAGCTATTCTTATGAAGCAAAGCATGGAGACGTCATTAGGCGCCCAGGAACGTGAAGCTTTAGCACATCCACAATATATAGACCATCTCAAGTCAGTTGCAATAGCTGTAGAAGAATACGAAAAGCTTCGTCACTTCTATTCAGTTGCACAAACTGTTATTGATGTATGGCGTACAGAACAATCAAATTTAAGAGCTGAGGGAAGGGTAACAATATGATAAAAAAATCATTTAAAGTAAAAGAAAAAGTAGATATAGATTTTACAGACGTCTTGTTATTTATATTGGTTATTCCAGTATACGTAGGATTGGTAGACGCTTTTGTTTATGCAGTTTCAGGACGCACACTTTCAGATATGGAATGGACCTGGCAGCGCGTATTGCTTGTAATCTTCTTTTTAGTTTTTCGTATTATGGCAGTTAAAGGACGCGAACAAGCTAGGGCTAAAAAAGAAGGAGAGATTAAAGATGTCAACTAATCAAGAACCAATGAATAATGTTGAGTTGCGTGAATACTACACAACACACGCTCTTAAAAATAAAATTAACATTGATTACGATAAGTTTGTAATGTTGGTTAGAAGTATTGAAGAGCATCATGACATTTATCAAGACTTAGCAGCACAAGATGCATTGGAAAACATTGAGCATCAAATTATAGCCAGAGCATGTCGCAATGGCGTTTGTGAGGATTAAATCATGGCAGAATTTGTAGCAGTATTCTTGTTGTACACATTTAAAGCAGCATGGTATTGGTGGTTTGCATTTGCAGCCTTAATTAGCTTGGAAGCTTGGGCCGAGTATCGTAAAATTATGAGAACTTGGAAGCTGAGAGAAAAAGCGCAGCCTAAAAAAACTTGGAAAGAAACTAAACATGATTAAGTTAACTAACATGTCACAGGGCCACAGACATAACACGCTTCTTCTAAACCCAAGGCACATACTATCTGTGTTTGAGATAGAACTTGATGAAGAGAAGCAAACTTCTGTGTATACAGTAACACAGCAATCATGGAATGTTAAAGAGTCGCTTGATGAAATTTATACGATGATAAATAAAGGAAACTATGATGACGCTTCTTAAAATTATTTTATTCGCATTGGTTGTTTTAATTTTTTGCGCTGTAGTAAATTCTATAAACTAAAGTCTTTAACTAGTTTTGACTAAAGACGAAAAGAAACATCTATCAAATCTTGCAGATTTAGGCTGCATACTTTGTGCAGTCCAGGGCAACCCAGGAACCCCAGCAGAGATTCATCATCCGCGCAAGGGAACTGGGATGTCTATGAAGGCAAGTCACTTTGACGCAATCCCATTATGTGTATATCATCATAGAAGCTCAGAAGGTTTACATGGCCTAGGCACCAAAGGATTTAAGCGCGTGTACAGTCTTGATGAAGCAGAGTTGTTAATATTAACTAAGAAAGCATTGGAGCTAAATCATGGATGAAGAAGTTAAAAAAGCAGATTTATTTTTGGATAGTAATGGCGATATGATCTTCGTTGATGAAGATGGTAAAGAATATTTACTGACACCAATACGTGAAGAACAAGAGCTAGCAGAGCTAGAAGAAAGTCTCCGCAAAAAAGAAGCCTTTAGCAGTTACATTGATATTATCTCTTCAAGAACTCTTCACTAGTGACAACGTTTGACATTTTTTTGTTAGTCATCTTCTTGACGTTTTTTTTAATAGGCTTCGTATCGGGCTACGTTATTCATAAGGAGTTTGGCGATGGCGAGAGTACTGATTAATCATTATCGCAACGTAGCTATCGAATGCAGCCGCAAAGATAAGTGGTCAGTCCTAGTCGTAGGATGGGCGCCAGTAAGAAGAGTTAAGGTGCTTAACAGCGAAGTCGACAAAGAGTGGAAGACGTTTGACTACGATTTAAATAGCGCGATTGATCGTATGGTTAACAGTGCGATAGAAGATACGGCCGCCGCAGAGCTCAAAAAGATTAGGCAGCATTCATGATTTTACTGATGGTTTTGTCTGTATAAACAGATAATCTTATTTTTACAGGCAAATTGCTTGGATAACAAAGGATAATATTATGTGGACAACTCCAGCTGCAACAGAAATGAGATTTGGCTTCGAAGTAACTATGTACGTAATGAACAAGTAATTGATATTTACAGGCTCATAGCTAGTCTATGTGACTGTGTTTAAGGGGAGCTTCGGCTCCCTTTTTATTGCCTATTTTTTAAGCAATTATCCCTACACCCTATTTTCCCAAAAAGCAACATATTTATATAATATTTTATTAAATTATTTACCTCCAGGGTATTGTAATCCTTACTTGTTTAACCTAATATTACACATAGCAACACATTATTAACTTAAATACAAAGAAAGAGAAGATACATATGAATACATTAGTAAACTATAAAGTACCAGCAGTAGATACTTTAGGTGACCTCCTAGCTCGTATATCTGAATTACAAGCTGAAGCTGACCTTATCAAAGACGCTTTAAAAGCTGAAGGCCCAGGCGCTTACGAAGGCTCACAATTCAAAGCCAACGTAATCGTTTCAAACCGTTCAAACATCGACTTCAAACAAGTATTTGCAGAATGCTCAGTACCAGCTGAGGTTATTGCCCGCAATACTAAGGTTCAAGAAGTTGTTTCAGTCAAACTAACATCAAGATAAGGGGAAGATCATGACAGCAAAAAGATACACAGTAACATTGTTTGGATTAGGTGGTGCGCTTGCTACAGTTGACTCAGAACATCCTTGGCATCCAACTAACTGGTCCACAGAGCGTGGTGACCTTGTGCAAGTGTACGATCGTTTAGAAGGCGATTTTCTTCCTGACTATTACATTCAAAAGGACGGTGAATAATGACTACATTAAAACTACAACTTATGCAAATCTTAAACAAACTACCATCACGCAAACACGCGATGGTTTTTGTTGACGCTTTAAAAGAAGCTGAGCACAACATCAAAAAAGAAGGCATCGTAGATCCAACGCTCAATGAAGTAATGTCAGAAGTTGTTGGCGTGCTTGATGGCTGGATAGAATCAATTAATTACAGATACGCTGACCCAACTGACAGCCACAAAAAAGGTAAGTTTGACGACGCAATCGGCGAAACTTTTAACATTTTTCAAAGCCTTGGCTTTAACTATTAAGGAGCTGCACATGAAAACATTTTCAAGATCACAATTAATGAAGGCCATGGGTAAAAAGTACCCTGGCGTATGGACTAAAGAAAGCGAGCTCTTCAACGGATCTAAGGGCGCTATATGGACTGGCGAAGGTGCAGAAATGCCTGACGATGACGAGGCCTTTAATCATTATCGCCGCGACTTTGAGATGGGTGTCCATCCTGAGTTGTACGAATACCTCAACGCACGTGGATGGCACTGCGAGTGGCACGACGGCGGCACAATCTTAATCTATAAAAACTAAGGAGATCAACATGCAATATTATTATGCGATTACAGACAGCGACATAATTGACCTAGGCATGCACAGTTCGCCAAGCAAGGCTGATTACTTAGCCGTTGATACATACAACATACATTGCGCTCGTTTTGGTTATGTTGTTGTTAGTCACAAACAATTAGAAGCAATTAAAAATAAACTTGAAACCCGTGGCGTTGGAATTTACTAAGGAGATTAATATGAATCAACAAAAATATAATTGGATTGCAATAACGATTGAGACGGCGGTTGAGAAGGGTATCATGTTAGATGCTAAAGCAATATCAAATGTGTTTAACGTGACGCTCAAAGAAGCTAACGATATTATCTGTGACTATTTTGAATACAAATTAAGCGAGGGTACAAAATGATTTCAACTAACGATATTAAAAAAGGCATGCCAATCAAACTTAAAAGCGGTTGGTGTGCAGTGATGATGGATAACAAACGCGGCAACGTGCGCATGGCTGAAGTAGACGGCATATTCAAAGAGATCGGCAGCATCTATGCATCCGAGATCATAGAAGCGTTTGTGGATGGTCAATGGCAATATGTAACGCACTCAATGCGCAAGGGCCACGCTCAAATACCTAACTTTTTATACGGAGGATTTTAAAATGAATCAAGACGACTTAGATGTACTAAAGCAATACATAGACGCACGTGCTAGGAACGGTTACTCAGACGAAGAGTTGTTTGAGATGCAAGCATCGTTCGGGCCCGACGAAGAAGTGGTTGACATCTTCACTGGCCAAACTATTGACCTGCATCGAAAGAATATGGTTGATGCATTGGTTGACATGGGTAAATTTGAAATGATCTTTATTAAAGACAAGTCATAGTGGATTCACTTGCTTTTTGGGGTAGTTGCGTTATATTTATATTCTTCGGTGGCGCTTTAATTCTAATGATCATCATTTCAATAATACAAGTTGAACTCACAGAATGGCGCCGTCGAAAACTTAAAAAAAGAAAATGATTCCATTCAAATACATTGTGTACATAGATGGCATGGCAATAAGAAAGTTTCGCGATAAAAACGCAGCTCAATATTTCTGCGATGGCAATGCGAACGCATCCCTCGAAAGAATCCCGCAAGAAAAAATTCCCCCGAAAGAAAAACTCAATACAAACGATTATCCTGAATGCTTATTCTAATAAATCACTAGACATAACTCATTAGTTGCTTTAGCTTTACTGAATTCTATTAAGGACTGAAAATATGTCTGAATCAAGTAAAGAACAAGTAAGTGCATCCTCTACAGTAGAGAGTAACAACTCATCTCCTACCCAATCCAAACATGCAGGTGGTAGACCTACCAAATACAATCTTAAGATTGCTCTCGAGATCTGCGATAGGCTATCAGACGGTGAGTCTCTTGCAACTATTTGCAAGGACGAGCGTATGCCGAAGAAGACGGCTGTGTATGAGTGGCTGCTGCGCCACCAAGAGTTTACGGACATGTACGCGCGCGCGAGGGAAGACCAAGCTGACTCCATGGCTGATTCGATTGTGGCCATAGCTGACGAGAAGCCAACGCTGCTGTACGACGATAAAGGTAACGGCAAGGTGGATAACGCATTCGTGGCCTGGCAGAAGAACCGCATAGACGCACGCAAGTGGACGGCTGCTAAGTTGAAGCCGCGCAAATACTCTGATCGCATTGCTCACGAAGGTGTGGCCGATGGTGATCCAATTAAGTTAGACGTATCTATCTTTGACGCACTCGTACAGAACTTAGAGTTGAAGCGTCAGAACAAAGACGAATGATCCCCGAGAAAGAAGAGATCGAGTCATACGAGCTAGATGATGGACAGCTTGATGAGAAGCAGCACGCAAAGATAAAGAAGCTTGTAAGCTACGAGCTAGATAAGTCGACAGGCGAGGTCGTAAGGTTGTTTGATGACGAGCGTAGCTGAGTTACTTAAAGACGATGATGTAAAGCGTAAGTTCTTAGCGTTACCCAAAGCACAACAGCTTGGATATGCGTGGAGAACAAAGTGGTTAAGCCAGGCGCATGATCATCAGATATTGCCTCCAGGTGATTGGGCCATATGGTTATTGTTAGGCGGCCGCGGAGCTGG